GAATTCTCTCTATTAAACAAATCTCTGCAAACAATAATTTTGCATTTATTACAAAATTTAGAATGGCCCAAGTTTCGCAACTAGAACTTTGCCATTCCATTTGCCCACTTTTAGAAGTAGAATTTACAGATTCTATTTTTTGGTAAAAACTTGAATTCTAGAACCCATCTTATTTACATTTTAGATTTCTCTTTATTATAGAATTTCCTTGTCATCGAAAGGCTCAGATCATTCCATTCGTTGTAGATGAAAATTATTACTGTTGCCTCTTTAAAAGGCGGGATTGGGAAAACCACCACTGCCTTGTATTTAAGTCAGGCCCTTAGAAATCTTGGGAAAAAAGTCCTACTAATTGACCTAGATCAAAACAATAATCTATCTAATTTTATGATCAAGCAGTTCCCAAAAGGGAATGACCTTGATGAAAAAAATATTCTCAACATGCTGAAAGGATATGCGGATATTTCTGAATTTATATGGAAATCTAACGGCGGGATTGATCTAATTCCGGCAAAAAAAGATATCAAAAACATAGACATCGAATTTGCAACAGACCCTATTCTAGGATTAAGATTCCGAAATGACCTTAAATCTCTAAACTACGATTTCATTATTATTGATGCGCACCCGGCAACAAACACAGGATTAAGATGTGCAATTCTTGCGTCCGATGAAATAATCTGTCCAGTTGAACCTAGTGTATGGAGCTCGCAGGGAATCGATGATATCGAAATCGAAAGACTGAATGCATCCAAGGCAATAAAAAACGAAATCAGGCTGAGAGCATTAATTTCCAAATGTACTCTAAAAAAGGCAGAAGAATTGACACCGATATTAAAGAAGAAAGGATATCAGGTTTTCCAAACGGCAATTGTAAATTCAGAGTCCATAAAAATCTCAAACGATATTAGCGAGTTTTTGAACGAAAAAACAGGAAAGGCATTTCCAATGTTTATATCTTTAGCTAAGGAAATTTTGAAGTGAGCAAAAAAGATAAGCGCCTAAGTGCTTTTGATGAAGTTCGGCCAGGTGGAGAAGAAAGGAGTATTGTCGAAATAGACAAAGATGCTGATCTTGTAAAACTTAGAGATCTCCACCGAAGCACAATTGGTGCTGCAATGAATACAATTCGGAATGCAATTCTTACCGGAGAAGAATTGGTTCGGATTAAATCAAATCTCGGACATGGAAAATTTCTGCCTTACATAGAATCAAATAAAGAATTCATTGGCTTCGACAAAAGGATGGCCAGCAATTACATAAGATTTTATGAAAATAGAGAAAATGTAAAGAATGCAAAATCAATTCGCGAAGCATTAAAAATGATTGCGGATTTAAACAGAAGTGAAAAGGAAATAAACCCCGTAGACATTAAGAAGGATGAACCAAAGGAGCTTTATCAAAGATTTAGAGCTGGGAATTCTCTTAGTTCGAAAGAGAAAAAAATACTCAAAGAATATTTGATAAGCGAAAAAGAGCGAGTTCTGATAGCTGCAAAAACTAAGATCTCCCAACTTGAAAAGGATCTCAATCAAATTTGAAAAAGGAAACGCGTTGCCGATTTCAAATTTTTAACTTAGAATTTAATTTTTTTGTTGTACTTGTTTTGAATTCTGACTACTTAGTACATGTCTAGCTTCACTAGATAAGAACGATGCGGGAATTCGGAAGCCCGCAAAGTTCAGACTTCTCAAACGCAGTTCCTGAAAATCATTTCTCCTCCATCTTGATCCATTATGTCTCATTATGTGCTTGACTTATTATGTCTCTTAAATATACCGTGTACCCGTCTTAACGCCTGAGACTTGCCACTTCCGAAAATTTGGCAATTTAGTGAAGCTGGATCAATCCAATGATCCAAACAAAAAATCAATTTATTACGTGGCCGTAGGCGTGTCCACCTAAGAGGATCATTATGAGAACAGGATTATGGATACCTGTTGAGATCGAAGTATTGCCTTTGAATCTTACAGAAAAAGTATTACTAGCAGAAATTGTTTCTCTCGATAGGGCAGGGGAGTGCTTCGCATCAAACGAACATTTTTCCAAACTTCTTGGAGTAAGATCGGACTCTGTTTCACGGATTATTTCTAAACTTAAAAAAGTGGGGTTGGTAAAACAAACTGGATTCGATGGAAGACGAAGGAAACTAATTCCAATTTTAGAATCAAAATCTCAAATAAAACAAGAACCGATTTTGTCACCAGAACCAAAGCAGGCAGTTCCTAAAACCAAAAGCAGAATAGGGATGAGTGCCGAAGCAGCCTTTGCAATTTCCAACGTTCCTCTTAAGAGAGTACAATTACAAAATAATGTACAAAAGAGTTGGGACGAATTTTTGAATTGGAGTAGGGGAAGAGTTGCACCTACAACATGGGACCTGATTTCAAAAGTATCACGACCGGAAGACTTGAAAGGGAGCGCATCCTTAATGTGGAAAAATTGGGCTATACTATGATTGAACTTTTCCCACAATCAGACAATGACCAATTCATTTTCACTGAAGAGGCTGAATTGTATTTTAAAGATTCATCTAAAATACCTTTTTGTCAAATTTGCAAAAGCAATGTTGCATACCACGAATGGGAAAAGGATAGAGTAGAATTTGCCTGTCATGGGAATATTTTGCGATTCTACTTTCAGGAAGGGGTTTTAGCAAGAGTAGAGGAACTCAATGATTAGTAGAAATCTGTAACCAAAAGGCATGGTATAGGGACTCAATCTAGAAACGATTGAAATGTCGCAATGAAAACTGCTTGATTATCCAATCACAGGCCATACTTGTCTTCAATGGAAAAGATTTTATATTCCGAAATAAAACTAATAAAACTCGATGACCTGGCTATCCACAAAGACAACTTTTTTCGTGATGTGGATCGCGAATCCCAAAAAGAATTCGATGCGGATGTAGCAGCTCAAGGCGTGCAGGATCCGATAGTTTTAACAAAAGAAAAAAACGCCAATGGCCAATATGAAATTCTGAATGGCGCCAGAAGATTCCGCGCTTCCAAAAAAGCAGGTTTTAAGACAATCCCTGCAAAACATGTTTTATCTGAATTAACTGATATCGTTCGAGCCCGTGTAATGGTGGCCCAAAATGGTTTCGCAAAAGACTACACACCTGAAAATAGAAAACGCGTAATACTCATTTGGTTTGGAAAAGATGAAGTTCTTCAAGATGATAGGGGAGGTTCATACGGGAACAAATTCTCTTCCCGAAAGGAATTCAAAACACCTATACGCCGTAAAATAATGGATATGTTCGGCTGGCCACTTGGAACAGTTAACCGGGACCTAAAAGAACTTCGTGATGAACTCAAAAAGGATATGAAGAAGCCTCCGAAGGAATTACCCGAACTCAAAGATGGTGAGATCCGTTATTTCAATAATCGGATTTTAGATTGGTGGGAAGCAGAAAAGCAAAAGATGAAGGTAAAAGCCGACTTAAGAAAAGAAATTGATTCTTATAAAGAGAGATTGAACAAAATTTCCAAAAAGCAATCGGAACATAAAAAGGACTTTGGAAAGGTCGGTGGTTTTGATCACTACGTGAAATACGCGTTACAAAAGGATCCTGATATCAAGAAATTGAAAGATCTGAAGAAATTTATAGAAGAAAAGGAGATACCAAAAGGATGAAACTCTATGAGTATTTTTTGCAACACGAGTTTCTTAAAAGATATAAAAGCTTTTTTGATGGTAAAATAAAACCTTATCAAAGCCAATTCAAAGGACTTTCTATAGAATTAGAGGAAGATTTGATAAGAGCATACTTTCTTAATCAAGAATCAATTATCTTAGAAGAAAATGAAGTAAGTAATGAGATTGTCTCCCTAGTGATATTTGTTTTAGATGATAAAATTTACCAAGCAGAAGGTTTTAAAGATCTTTTTGCCGAAGGTACTGGTTGGCGTCCGACTGGAATAGACAGCTTATTTTATAGAACAGATCCACCTAGACCTGAAAACCAAAATCGAAGAGAAATCTGTTTGGCTTATAAGAAAAATTTGAGATCCACTCCTCAATGGACCTGGTACGATGATGGTAAGCGAAAGGATAAATGGAAATTTACTAAAGAACCAAATAATACAATAAAATCATTTGCAGCTAGTTTTTTTAACAAACCTATAAGCTTTTTAGAGATTCACCATGGCTTCGTTGATGCTCAAACAGGGAAACAAAAGTTATTTGGATAAGACTCCGGATAACTGAAAGCAAAAGTCATAGAAATCTAGCTATATTTGGGAACTGAGCAGCAACATTCATTGTAAGTAAAATGGCTGATCTATTTAAACAAACAAAAGTTTCATCGTTGCAAAAAGATTTTATAAAAGGCGAATAACTTGATGAAAATGCACGATGATTGGAATCAGGTATTGGAATTCCGCTCTCGGTCTTAAATTGTAAAAGATCCCAGTAAATTAAATATTCTAGACAATTAAAAAACTTTAGTATGTGTTTTTTGGGTAAATTTAATCCTTCTTTCTTTAATGAGTCAGGTGTATTTAAAACCTTTACAGTATTCCCTACGGTTATTTGACAAAAAGCATCTAATAGTTCTGCACCAGTCTTATTTGAAAAACCGGGATGTTTTAACTCGCCTTCAATTTGAGAATACATTTGCATGTATTGAAGTAAATACTCTTCATTTTTTTGCCTAATAGAACTCTCTAGTTGATTGTATGCTATTTGAGTTTGCTTACCTGCTTCAGCGTTCGCTGTTTCTAATTCTTTACGATTAAGTCTTAACTCCTCCCTGTTTAAACCTAACTCTTCTCGCTGTAAATGAAGAGTGTACAAAATTGCAAGGAAAGTTAAAAAAGAAAAAATACTGCTTAAAGTCCCGCCTACAAAATCTCCGAACTGAGCCCAAAGTTCATTATCATCTGTTAAAAATGGGAAATTGTGCTTATAATATCCAAAAACAAATCCTATAATCGCAAAGCCAGATAAAGCCATTAGGATCAAAAATATTTTGAACCAATCTATCTTAGAAATGAAGTTAAGCAATTTATCCACTTTTCCCATCCTTTTTTCGTTTTCTAATCGCTATCTGCAATTGGTATTCTTTTAACAATCGGATCATATATTTCTGCTGAGATAACTCTCCGCGATCACTTTCAAGTAATTCATAAGATTCTTCATCTAAATCAATTGTAATCCGCGGCATAAAGAGATATTGCAGTAATTTACTGCAAAAGGTCAATGCGTTTTTCGTTGACAGACAGTATTTTACTGCAATTTGTCCCTTCCCGATGGCTCCAAAGAAGAAATCAAACAAGAAAATAGCACCTAACGGGCGTGCTAACAAGGGGAAATCGAATCGTAAGGGAAAAAATACAAACCCGACAAATCCTGAAAACCCGACCGAAAACGAATCACTAAGTCGGGAACCTCACGAGATTATTTCCGAGAGTAGGGGAGGGGAGGAATTCCGACCTATCCCAGAAAATAGATCTGTGGTTGTATATCGTGAGTTTCCAAACGTATCACCATTTCAGGAAGCGGGACTTGTTTTGTATCGATCAGGAGAATATCGAACTAACATCGGTCCAAGGATTGGAAGAGGAAGAGACTGGTTCGCATATCAATATAAATACCATGAAGAGTTTCGAAAATATGCCGACCAAATCGAATTGGAGTTGTTAGCTGAGATTCGGGAAAATGCCGTTCCCGTGGCTGTGGGAATGTTTCGGATACTTGAACAGATTGCGAATGGACAGTATGATTTTGAAGACAGGATCCAGGCAGGGAAATTAGCCTTTGCTTATTTAGAGAAGACTGGCCGTCTTCCAAAGTCCGATGACAAAGAGGAAGAAGACAAAAAGATAGAACAAGCAGTTCAGGCACTTTCAACTGCGCTTGCGGAAAAGTTTGGGAATGACCTTGCGATATGATCGAAATCGAGGAATTGCGTAAGGAGTTAAAGAGGTATCCGGCAAAAGTCGCGGAAATCTATCTAAAGAGATTTTTAGAAAAACGGAAAGCGCAAACTGGTGAGGGAAACCCAATTACCCTACGCCGAGTCAAGGCAATTGAAAAGTTTAGAGTTTTCATCGATACATATTTCTCGCATTATTTTTCAACCGAATTTGGAGAACAACAATTAGAGCTGATCGAAGACATCCAATCCTTCGCAGGAAAGAAGGGTAGGGCTCCGATGAAAATTATTCGTGCGCTTTCCAGAGGATTTGGAAAATCAACCATACTATCGTTATGTGGTGTAATGTGGCTCATACTTAGACGCGATTGGCATTTTGTCATAATGGTTTCAGCTTCACTCTCACAAGCAAAAGGTTTCCTCCAGAAGATTGTAGATGAGTGTGAGGACAACGAACTCCTGGTTTCTGACTTTCCAGAACTCCGACCAGCAAAAGACCAAAAAGGTCAAAATGTTGCATGGAACGATTTGGACATCGTTTTCCGTGGTGGTGCCAGAATCATAGCAAAGGGATTCCTAAATGCGATTCGAGGAACTAGGTATAGGCAGTATCGTCCCGATGCTCTCATTGTCGATGACCCCGATGAAGAGAAGGATGTCGAGTCAGACTCTAGGATGCAAAAGAAGTATCGGTGGTTCGACCGTGCAGCTTTGAAACTTGGGAACCAATGGGGCATCGATGTGATTTTGTCCTACACTACTCTTTCACCAAACTGCATAGGCGAAGTAATCTATAACGATACGAAAAAGTATTGGGATTGGAACAGGAAAAAGTTTTCTGCAATCGGAGTTCGTCCGGATGGAAGCGAGTATTCTACTTGGGAAGCTGGCGCACCTTTATCGATGCTGATAAAGGAAAGGGAAGTAGACCCTATTTCTTTTGCGAGGGAAAAACAAAACGTAATTCTCGCAGAGATCGATCAGAAATTCAAAAGCAGAATCCAGCGATATACTTTTGTTCGTCCTGATTCATGGGAAGGATGGACCTTGGCAGTGGCCGTCGACTTATCGTTAGGTAAAACACAAAGGTCGGATTTCTCAGCGATCGTAGGAACAGGTCTTTCCCCTCAAGGAAAATTCTATGAAATCTATTCAGACATCGCGAGAAGGCCTCCAGATCAGATTCAAATTGACTTCGTAAAGGCTCTGAGAGCGTTTCCATGGGCTGTTGGGGGTATCGAGACTAGCGGAGGCCAAGAATACTTTCTGGATGCATTTAAGGGCCATTTAGAGGACTGGAACGAGCTCTGTGTGAATCCAGAAAACGGCCAAGGACTTACATGGAAAGATCAGATAACAATTCCAATAGTTGGGATCCCAAATAATGGAGATAAGATAAAGCGAATCGAAGGTGCTCTCCAAACAAAAATAGCAACGGGCCTTTTCTTACTTAGAGATGATTCTGATTTACTCTATGAGCAGTTAAACGAATTCCCATACAAGAAAATCGATGGACCCGATGCTTTGGAAATGTCGCACCGATTGATCGTGGAACAAATGGGGAATATGATAAGTATAGTGACTCCTGAACAATTGGCGAAGGCAAGAGAACGGGAAGCAGGATTAAATCAGGATTCTCAAGTTACAATCGGAAAATCTATTCAGCAATTAAGGCGAGAGCAATTGAGAAGACGTGGGTATTAAATTGGGCTTTTATTCTTGTATTTGAAAAAGGTAACCTTTTTCGTTTACGCTAGTGTTCTATGAAAAGGTACTTAAAGAGGTTCTTAATATGGTTCGTAAAAAAGGCCGTATTTTCATTTACAGAGATTTAAAAACCCCTACTTTTTTCAATGACTGTAAATGGTTTTAGGTGTTAGGTGACTGGGTTGTAAATGAAATTCACCCACTTTTCCGTTTACTGCTTTTTGTATCCTAAAAAAGACCGGAATTTGATGTACAGACCATAGCGAACTTTTTCCGCTATGGTCGGAATTTGCTTCAAAATGTGCCTTTCTATACAATGAGACATAATTCTAATGCGACATATTGTGTATTATCGGAAGTGCCATATTGCATCACGTAAGAATCTACTTTAGATTTTCAATATAAGTCGAACTGAAAACAGAAGTACATAGACTGAATTAGATCACAATATCAGTTTTCCTTTACACTTGAAAATACGCAAAATTATCAATATAACAACTTTTGAATTCGGGTTTTCAAATCGTTTTCAAACGAATTTAAAAACTCCTAAAAACCCCTTCTCCGGTATTAAAAAACGATTGCATTGATTGAGAACTAAAATCCTTGTCGCTTCCTATGCCACGTCCCAGAGGGAAGAACTACGATAAGAATCTTTTTTATAGAACTCCACCTGAGTTGAGGGAAAAAGTTGTTACTGGTAAAGCCAAGCCGGTAGATGAGCATACATCTTCGGATCCTCGGACTATGACCGTTGAGGAATTCCGTAAATCTACATTTTATTCCCATACAAGATCAACAGTTAAGCAAGCCATCGATTTAAATAATCGAATGTTTAACTTGCTTGAAACAGCAAAGGATAAGAAGAATCCAATTTATTCCGATGACATGGTTGTTCCTGTACAACAAGGTGTGCGTGTTCGACCAATTTACAGAATCCCACTTGAGGATTTACGAAATATTTCTTATGCCTCCTCTCTCATTGGGGCCATTCACCAAATCATGGCCGATGACGTTTCAATGTACGCCAAGATCGGCGAAGACCCTGGGTTTGAATATAAGCTGAAACAAAAGGATATTTCCGCTTCGGATATGCAGCGGAAGGAAATGGCCGAATTCGCAAATCGAGTTTTCCTAATGGGGGACAAATCGCAAGCAGATTGGCGAGAACGTGAACGACTCGGGGAAGTCCTTGAAATGGCAACTAGGGACACTCTTGCAATTGATGCAGTGGCATATTTGAGAACTTATAATAGAGCAGGTGAAATTTGTGACGTTCGTTATCTGGATCCCGCGACTATTTTCCGTGTAGATCCAAGGATAGGATACAAAGGTGATAAGAATATCACTCACGTTCAAATGGTGCATAACACGGTTACTGAGACGTATGAAGCAGGACGTATTGTTTATCGTCACAAGAATAACCTTTCAGATATTCGGATGCGCGGATTTGGTTATTCGCCTATCGAATCTTGTTTGGTTGAGATCATGTCCCTACTCTTTACCATAAAACATAATGCGGACAGATTCAATTCTAGGAATCCACCGAAAGCAATTATATCTTCCAAGAATGCAATTCCAAAATCTGATCAAGAGCGAATAGAACTCATTTGGGAAAACGCATTCTTTGGGCCGAGAGAAGGATTTAAAATCCCAATGATGTTTGGTGCAGGCGAGATCCAGGTCCACAACTTAGATGTATCGGATGATTTTGAATTCGATAAAATGCTCCAAATGGTTTCCTCATTTATTATTGCAAGGCATGGAATTGATCCTGCGCAACTTGGACTTAGACTGAATCAATCCCAATCACTTGCAGAACCTTCTATGGATGGAAGACAGCATTTTTCTCGGGATCGAGCGCATGGTTCAATTATGAGCTTCCATCAAGATTGTCTTAATGAAGTTTTCGACCCGAGTGACGAAAGTCCAATCGCTTTGAGTTTCATTGGAGTGAAAACAGAGCAAGAGGATAAAAAAGCAGACCTTGAGGATAAACAATTCAAAGTTAGTCGGTCACTTGACGAGATACGCAAAGCAAATGATTTACCTACGATGAAAGAGGAAGCGGAAGATTATGTGGCTCGCGGAATTATAACGAAAGAACAGGGTAAGAAAATGGCCCGTCTCGGTCTCTTACGTGGAAATCAATTTTTCAGCCAAGAGTTTGGAAAAATTTTCTCAGATGAGGGACAAGCTCAAGGTGGTGAGGAGGAGCAATCTCCTATTGCAAGCGAGAGTCATGGAGAATTGCCGTGGGGTGAGGAAGATTTTCTACCTAGTACGTAGTTATAAAAAATTTAGAAGGACAGAACATGGAAAATAAAAACGAAACAAAAGAACAAGTGGCCGTGGAAGAAACACCGGAGACATTCACGGAAGAAGTAATGGAAGACTCTGAGAGCGTACAGACGGCCGTAGTGGAAGGCGTTGATACTGTTTCTGGGGATGGAACAGGTGAACCCCTTCCCGAATTTGATCAGGAAAATCCTTCCGATCTTAAAGATGGAAATGTATTAAATCCACCTCCTGAAATTGAAGAAGAAAACTTGGGAGAGGAAGCCTCTGCAGAAGATCTAGGGATAGGTTTCATTCAAGGGGAAATTGATCACTTAAGTGAACAAGAGAAAACGGAATTGGGATACACGATTTCCGATATACTCGCTACTCCTAACCAATCGCAATCTATAATCGTATCCATGGTTATAAATGCTATTTTGGATAAAGTTGGTAGTGTAAATCCAAATGCAATCGAGGCTCTTGGACAATTATCAACTCAAATTGTAGAACGCGCGGCCACTCAAGAATATCTCACGCTTGTTTCCGAATTTGAGGGTGTTGTTTCTAGTGGATTGCCGAATGCTACTAAGTTGTCTTTATACTCACAGCAGTTAGATCAATTTGCAAAACGATTGGGGTAAAGAGTCCCCCTTTTTGCGAAGTAAAGCAGGAAGGGAATTTCAGCTAATTGTTGGGGATAGGCTCAAGTGGATAGAATATGTCGTGCTTGGTCCTGACTCCCCTACTATGTACGCATCAAAACTTTATTTTAAGAAAGGTGTATTAAATTGGGGAAAAAATCTTTTTGCCAGATTATTCCCTACTATTTCTTCGAAAACATTCCCAATAAAAATGCGACCGACTGTTATAAGCATTGGAAAAGATACAGTTCACGAAGATTTGCCGGATCCTCAAAACCTGGAATTCGATGAATGGTTGTTTGATTATTTGGAAACAGACTGGAACCCTACTTATAAAGCAATAGGGGAATCAGGAACATTGCTCGGATACCTTTCTGGTTATTTGACAGGTGAACTAAAACTTCCAATGGAAACTGTCACTGAAATGGGGATCCAAGATTATGACAAAGCCTTAAAGCATAAACTTGGGTTTGGAATTGAGGAAATTTTCGAAAAAGAAAAGATAGTCTCGAAAAAAGAAGTCACAAGGCTTGCGACTGAATACGCAAAGAAACACGGAGCGGAATGGCTTGCGATATACAAGCGAGATGACCAGGGTGAAATAATCTATGGAGAAGATGGGCAACCTATAAGAGGTGGAAAGCCTTATGAGTACCTAACACAAATGTGGCGCGATATGATCGTTACAGCAATTCAAGAAGGGAAGACGCTTGAACAAATGCAAAGCGATTTTGCTTATCCAGATCTAATGGACCTAGTTGATAAAGGGACAATTTCACCTGAAACTTATTTGGAATTACTCAATGGGAAAGAATCCGAATTGCTTCAATTGCGTTTGAATAGAAATTTTCGACGATTTGCCTGGACAGAGGCAAGTATGGCATTCAATGCTGGAAGAATCCGTGCTATGAGTGAAATGGGGATCAATTATGGTATATTCCGAAAAGGGCAAAGAGTGATGTAATGACTGATCATTATAAAGAGCATTTAGAATTTCTTAGGCGAGTAATTTTAAAAAAGTTTGAAGATGCAAATAAGCGTCACCAAACATGGCACGATATTACACCGATTGAGGATCCTTGGGAAAAGAAGTATTGGCTCATGCTTAAGGATATTTTGGATCGAGTTGATAGTTATATAAAATCGACTCCACCAAAACGTTCTGGAAGAGAGGTCGTTCTAGATGCAATGGCCTTCTCAGAAATGACAGAATTTTTAGATCCTAAAAGTGCAGTTTCTAAATACAGAAATGAAATGGACACGGATGAGTTCGAAACTCTCGGTATCGTTCTGCTCTCTGTGAGGAAAGCGGGAGAAGAAATCTATCTAGATGTTTCTGGATCAACATTTACCCAAGAGCAAAAACTCGCAGTCATAGAATCCGCAAAAGAGGTAATCGAGCGGAATGGTGGGAAATATAACTAATGGCAAAGCAATATCTTTCTGGTGGCGGGAATCCATTTGGAGTTACCCCTGCGCCTTCAGTATTTAATCCTAATCCTCCAGATGATCTCATCAGTAGGCAAGGCGAGCCTGCAATTTGGATCCGTGCAATTCCTAAAATAGGTGATCTAGACGAAACAAAAATGGCGATTCCAGGAAGTGATTCTCAATTGTATCGAATAGAACGATATCGACGAATGCCAACGGAAACATTGAATCCGATGTTTTACGATGGCAATGTCGTCCAAACGAAATACGGACCAATATCAAAAATCAGGTCTCTGAAAGTGTTTCGGAATAATGATTTCGGAGGGAATTTTAATCTATCAATTGAGAGTTTTGAGCACAATAGAATTAAGCTAAAACCAAATATTGAATTCCAAGAATATTACCAATTGGATTGTGATTACGATATTGAATCTTTTACAAAATTTGAAAATGTTCCATTTATTCAAGAGGAAGACGGATATTTACTCCATCCAGTTCAAGAAGATATCATTGTAATAGTCGATTCGGTTTGGAGAGAACGTCCTGACAAATCGGGTTATGATGAAATTGGATTCAAATATGATTTTACCAAAATCTCATGTGAGACAGTGGCAGAAGCGGGTCGAAGATATTTATTAAGCTACGTTACATTTTCGCCAATTAAAATTGGTTATAAAACTATCGATACTAAAGATGCTCGATTAGCAGAGAAAATGTTAGATGTCCAGTCAGGGGATATAGATATCGTAGTCGGTTCTGGTTTAAACCTTTCAAAAGATGACATACTGATTCCACTTCGAACTCTAAGGACAGAGAAAGAAATCCTGCAAAAAGATAAAGAAGGAAGATATCCAGTTAAATATAGCCCACTCAGAGAGATTGTGGCCATCTATACTGACTCTATCGAGTATGAAGACTTTTGGATCGAAGACAGTAGATACGTTCGCATCAATTCTAGCACTCTTCCAGAAAGAATAGTCTGTGTGTACCAATATAACCCGCGATATTCAATTATGCCAGATACAACAGCCTCGGCATTGGCAGAACGTATCCAACCAAGAAAATTTATTGGGAGGATTAATCAAACGAGGCTTGATCTTGGAAGAATCTTTCGCGAATCAATTTATCGTTCGGTAGCGACAGACTGAAAACGAAAAAAGCTTGAATTCTCGCATAGGGGGTGCCCTTGTCACTTCCCATGTCAAACTCCGCATCCAGTATTATACTGAACTTTATTAAAGGAACAAAAGGATCAGTCGGCCAAAACGTTAAGTATTATAAACGGGAATTAAAAGCAAAAGGTGGTTATCGATATTGGTATTCGAAGGAAGAATACGAAAAAGATCATCGGGAGAAAAAACCAAGTAAAGAGCTTGGGATATTAGAAAGAATTGCAGGCTTTTTCAAAACCGATCCTAGCGAAGCTAAGAAAGTTCCAAAAAAGGAATATGAAACTCACTCAATTTCCGAAAAAGGTATTTCCTATCCAGAGTGGACTACTCACTTCGCAAAATATTTTGAACGTAAAGCAGAATATGATGCAAGATTTAACCAAGAGAAAACGGCAACAGCAACTAACGGTAAAATTATAGACAAAAATCAAGAAACTGTTACAAAGATTGCAGATCAAAAATCGGAATCCAAATCGATTTATAAAACTTCGATATTCCGGACTTTATTTAATTTATACGGAGAAAAAAATGTCATCGAAAGTAACACCGGAAGCACTTTACCAGAAAATCAAAGAGAGGAATCTATCACCTCTGATGCAATACACTCCACAGTGGATTTACGAGAGCCTGGCAGGGATTTGCGAAGCGGAAAAGAAACAAATCACGATGGAAAACCTTCTCCTTTACTCGGGGACTCTAAACGTGGATCTGGACATGATGTTCTCAGGGGGGAGCGATTAAAGAGTTTTTCTTCCCAAGTAAAATTCATTTCGACTATGCTCGAAGAAAAGGGCATAGATATTGAGAAGGACCTAAACAAACCAGGTCACATCGGTCTTACTTATCGTAACCTACTTGAGTTTATCGATTCAATGCCTAAGGAAACGAAAGCTCAAATCAAAAAAACATTCTCACAAATTGATTTTAAAAATGGAGATATCAAACATTACTTAGATTTTCTCGTAAATGGGATGATCCAATCAAAAGGGTTGGGAGCCAATTCAAATGTTTCTTTGTCAAAGGAAACTGAAATAACGGACCCAAACGCTCTATCTGAAGCGATGATAGGTAATCAGAATGCAAAAAAAGATTCTCCATCTTTTCAACTCATCCAGGAATCAGTTTCAGAACCTAAAGGATTCCAGAAAGAAAATAACCTTTTCGGAATAACTCCTCAAACAGAAAGGAAAATTCTTAATTCCAGCTTTCAGCCAAAACTTCAAGTATCGGAGGTAAAAACCATTCCTGAATTCGTTACAATGGTCAAAGATGCACTTCTGAAAGAAGGTCTTGATCAGAAAGCAGAGGAATGGGTAGACCAAGCATACAAAAGCGATGCGAAATCATTGAACGATTTACTAAATAAAGCATACCGCTTTGTTCAAATTAGTTCTGACGATTCTAATAAGATCCGGAAAGGATTAAAATCAATTCCTCACCAATCAAACTTAGAAACTGCTTCTAAAAACGTTGAGATAGTTAAAGAGAAGTTTTCCCAAAAAAAACAATTTGAAATCAATTCGAAGTGCAAACAGATTCTAGCATCGACTCCACCAAGCCAAATCACGGAAGAACAAAAAGAAATACTTCGCCAATATGAAGGCTCAGGTGGGCAGTCAACCAACGACGATGCGGAATCGAATCGTGGAATGCTCTACCAATTTTTCACACCAAGGAAAATGATTTCTAAAGTTCAGGATATCATGGCCAGGTATCTAAAGCCAGGTGACTCTGGACTAGAACCTAGTGCTGGTATTGGACGTTTCGCTGAAGGCGAAGGTTCAAAATACAATTGGGATATGCTCGAATACAATCCTGATGACAATACAGCCTTTCAAATCGCGCGGATCCTTCATCCCGATGCAAATGTTTCTGACAAAGCTTTCGAAACGTTATTTGTGGATTCAAAAAACAGATCTGTCGGTGAAAACTACAAAGGTAAGAAATACAAGTTTATCTCAGGGAATCCACCTTACGGAGAAATGTCGGGAAAATTCAAAGCCATCGAAGGGAAAGGTTGGAATCGTTACGAACACTACTTCATAAATAGAGGTCTTGATACTCTTGAGGAAGGCGGGACAATGTTCTATGTGGTCCCTTCCACTTTCTTACAAGCTGGTGAAACAACGTGGAAAAAGAAGATATTCGCGAAAGCTGAATTACTGGAAGCATATCGAATGCCTGAAGGTTCATTTGGGAATACTGCAATCGGTGTTGATGTAATTGTTCTTAGAAAGAATACTACCGGTACTCAGGATAACGCAAACGCTTTCAATGGTAAGTATTTCGAAGAGAATCCGGAACATGTATTTGGAGATACACTAGAAAGAACCAACAGATTTGGACGGCCAGAAACCTATGTGAAAGGCAAAGCAGATGCTTTCTATAGTATGACTCTCCCTTCCCCCAAGGAAATGTCTCAGGCTCAAAAGGATGCAATTTCACTTGGCCTCATGGGAAATGATAATGCCAAAGGGAAACGAAAAGCAGAAATTGCGGAAGGAACAAAGAAGGTCAATAAAACGGCCACAAAAAAAGAAGAAATCAAGAATACGATCGCTGAGAAGAAAGATCCTACAAAGAAAATTGATACTTATACTCAGGAAGAATTTAATACAAAATTCAATAAGAAGTTCACAGAAAAGGACCTAGAACTTGTTCGGAACACTTCACCTACTGGAATTATCGATGAAAAAATTCCATTCGATTCGGAAAGCATGGCAGTCCTTCCAGGTGGTGCAAGAACACCGCTTTATCTCTATAAGGCTGGCAATATAAAACAGAAATTAATTGAACTCGAAAATTCAAAAGATGAATTGATCGCGGATTATGGCGAAGAACAATTTGAACGTCAAAGAAAACTTCTGATTTCAAAGGTTCCACCTAAGATCAAAATCGAGGATATTACGTTAACTCCAATTGAACCTTTTTCCAAGGGAATGGTTTTCGATAACGGAGACGGAAGTGAATCGACTCTTATTCAGAAATTCAAGGATTGGGTTTTAGGACAAAAAGTAGAATTTGGCTATGGTAGAAGGAGGCAGGTTCGGTATGAAGGTGGCATCGATCCAAAACTTTTCAATGGTTACTCGGTAACGCGGGAAGACATTATTGATTATGTAGACGGAGAGAGAGTAAGGCGAAGCCAAGATTTTTCCAATGACCTAAGAAAAGAAGAACGTAAAACCCTCGGTAATAAATATTTCAAAGAGTTTATGGATACCGTGCTAACTCCATCCGAAAAAGCAAAAGTCGAATTGGAGTGGAATGATAGATATAACGTCAATGCAAACATCGATGGATCTGAAATCCCAGTCCTCTTGGAAGGTATGTCGAAAACTTACAAGGGCGAAATCCAAGACCCTAGAGATTTGCAAATGGAGTTTGTTGCCAGATATATGGCCAAAGGCGTTGGATGTGCAACACATGAAGTCGGCCTCGGTAAAACTTGGTCCGGGATCATGTCCACTGTCTCGGCAATGCAGGCAGGAAGAACGAAAAAACCGTTGATCGTTGTCCCTACTTCAGTTTTAGAAAAATGGTATACGGAAGCTAAAGAACGATTCCCGAATGTTCCTTTCCAAATGGTAGGTACTCCGGAGCTAAATAAACTTACGGCCGACCAAGGTGGCAAATACACTCCTCCGGAAGGGACAGTTACAATCATGTCTTATAATGCGTTTGAAACCTTTGGATTCTCAGACGAAATTTATAGCGAGCTCACTTCAGATATCAAAGATAAGATAATAGATCCAAAATCAACAGAAGGGAAAAAAGGAAATTCCAAATCAAGAACGGAAGCTAAAGACCAGGAGAAAGTAGAAGGGAAAATGTCCCTGGCTTTAAAAGGTACTTCAAATCAACTTAAATTTGATGAAGCGGGTTTTGATCACCTAACAGTTGACGAAGCACACAATTTTAATAACATCTTTACGGACCAAGCATCTGGCCGATTCGGGAATAATCAAGGCGCAAGTGAAGATCCACTTACTAAAGGGAAAGAGGATGATGAGAAGGAATCTGTAAACGAATACGCTGGTATCACTGGTGGAACTCCGTCAAGTAGAGGATGGAAAATGTGGCTCGCATCTCAGTACGTCCAAAAGAGAAATAACAACAGAAACGTTTTGCTACTCTCCGCAACTCCATTTACGAATAATCCTCTTCAGGTGTATTCATTGCTTTCTATGATTGCGCGGGAAAAATTGCAATCGCTTGGGATAAACTCTGTAAGAGATTTCCTTGGTGCGTTTGTAGAATCTCAAGCTGAAAACGTTGTAAAAGGTGATGGAACTATCATTCGTAAAAATGTTGTGAGAAGCTGGAAAAATGCACCTGCATTCCAGGATCTCATTGCTGAATTTTTCGAATTCAAGTCAGGCGATAAGAATGGAGTCAAAAGACCAAAGCTAAAACTAAAAGCTGTCACTATTCCTTTGTCTGAAGAACAAATTCAAATTCGAGACCAATTGGAATCGATGTATGATGCAAGAGATAAGGATGGTAACCCTCTTCCTGGAGCTCCACTTGTCTCCATTGGGGTTCAGCAGCTAATGGGCGTTTCCCCTGCACTTGTAAAAAAAGGCGAAGGCGCAATTTGGGATACGGAGGAAGCTACTGGTATCAATCCAAATGGGTCGAGGGATTTCGTAGAGCGATCCCCTAAATTGAAATATATTTGCGATTCAATCGCTGGCTTTTACAAAGCGCATCAGGATGCAAAACCTGGTGAACCTATCCCTGGACAAATTTTCTTCCTACCGAAAGGCGTAGAGCGAATCAAAGAAGTAAAAGAGTATTTGGTAAGCGTGAAAGGTCTTCCACCTGAAGCTGTTGAATTTCTTGATGCAAAATCTAAAACGGATCCAGCGAAAGATGTCGATTTGAAAAATAAAGGGATCAAACGGTTTACGGAGATTACGAATGATTTCAATAACATAAACGGTAAATGTAAAATCATAATCGGAACGGATGTGATTAAAGAAGGTGTAGATCTAAACGGGAATACTGCGGTTGCATATAACTCTTGTATCGATTGGAACCCTACTACTGAAGTTCAGAAGCGTGGCCGTCACCATAGACCCGGAAACCTGTTGAGTAACGTAATGTGGGTTGATGTTCTCATGGAAGATTCAATCGATTCCAAACTCTATCAAAAGCAAGGGGAAAAGATTTCAAGGATCAATCAAGTATTTGAGAAAGATGGATCAAAGGCCATAGACATTTCCGAGATTAATCCAGATGAAATGAAATTGGATTTAATCCGTGACCCTATTAGAAAGGCCCGGTTGTCTTTGTTAGAAGAATCTCAGAAAATCAATGTAAAGGCTCGCGAAGCACAATCACAAGCACTCATGTATGCCGGACTTTCAAATGATTTTGAATCGCTTACTAAAGAAATCACTGAACTCGAAGTTGATCTCTTAGATAACGAGAAATACTTAAAAGAGCAAATTGATGAAATGAAAGCAAGTGGTTTGGAAAAGAAAGATTGGGAAAATAAATGGAACTACAAGTGGGCAAAAGATAAAGTAGCAAAATCTAAAAAAGATATCTCGGAAGCAAAACGTAAACTTGAGAGAGTTGAAAACCAATTAAAATCCAAAGGCGTAAATGAGAAGACTGCTATAAAAGAAGCTGAAAAATTCCAAGCAATTGCGGACAAACTTTTTGAGCAAGTGAGAGAGTATAAGGATCCAGAAACTCAAAAGAAACTCGCCAAAAAATTTGCAGATGAAATTGCCAAGAGGGATAAAGACAAAATCAAAACTCCTCTCGATCAAATGGTTCAATCCCAGGTAGCAGAAGTCCTTGAAATGGTAGGAATCAAACAAATTCAGAAATCTCACTCTTCACAATTGAGTGATAGAAGAATCATAACCCAAGCAAAGATCACAATTTTCAATTTCGTAAAAGGTAAAAAACATGGCTCGACCGTTTAAAGGGTTTCTATTCCAAAATCCCGATGAAAATGCAAATAGACACCTTTTGGAAAGGCTGTATGCAACAGAAAATCCTGGTGAAATCGATCCATCTATTCCAAAGACCGGCGGGTGGGGAGCAATTGTAACTCCAGATGAGATCCGATATTCTTTAATGTCAGGTAACGGGCGATTGGTGACGGTCGATGGATCGTATATCACAGACGAAAATTTAAAAGGATTCGTCGATCAGGTTACGCTTGCAATTTCTGAGGAATTGGAACATGAAATTTATCCGACAATCTACAGGCATAGACCAAAAGGGAATCTACCGCGAGCAATTGAGCCTCATGCAAAGTGGTACGATGCTCACGATTATCAGAATTCAGATCTTGGTAATAATTTCTTTGTGGAACTTCGTAAAAAACCACTTCAGCGACTTATCACTTGGCAGTTTGTAAATCCGATTGGCCGGGACATGAACAATGAACCTACCACCACAATTGTTGATTTCCAAAAGCGAGCGAGAATAATGTATGATCAAGGGATTTTACGTTCTATCGGGATCCTCGGTTCCAATGTCTCCTTTTCTGGTAACGCTGCGCTTCGATCGCAAAGGGTTTTCCAAGGCATGAGTCCAACCAAAATTCCAACTACTCATTATATTGATTTTATCTCAGGTTATGACTCTGCTTATCGAGTTCCAGCCGAACTAAGAGAGGTGATCGGACTTATAACAGCCATTAAAGTAATGTCGATCTATGGAGATGGGCGTGCCGCAGCCGTCGCTAGTTTTTCAGTAGGAGTAGGAGTGCTTCATGAATCTGTCAGCACTACTCAGTCAGCGACGAGCTCAATGTACGGAGCCCGTATCTTAGAATTGACTAACTATCTGAAGGCATGGTATGAAAAAAACATGAGTCGATATAGGTCAATGAGGGTGGCAATACTTTAATTATTGCATTTGGATACCTAAATCTCACACTGGGATTTAGGAACGGACAAGACATTGGCACGGTTTCAACCCGTGGTGGGTGGTGGGTGGCGAGTGGTTCCTTTCGCAAGGTGGCGGAAAATACAGACGCGGTGGGCGCGGAAAGACTCTCCCCCATGGCTCCGAGCAGAAGGCTGACTGAGAGATGTAGGCTGGGTAATCGGGATGAAGGTGTGAACCCTTCCCTTGTGAGTATTGAAACCATTTAAAAGAATTTACTGAGCCGTAGGCGGTCGGAATTCGAGGGTAGTTACTCGAAGTCCAAGAGTGTTTCAAGGAACTACCTTTGGAACGCGACTTGCGGAAATTTTCAAAACAAGGACAAGAATCGTGAGCAATAAATTTCAACAAAAAAGAGCCAAACAAGTTATTGGGAAAGAGCGGGTGGAGTTACTCACATTTACGCATAGATTCTATCTTCATTACATGAATCCAATTCATCGATGGATAGTTCTTGCTTTGTTTAAATTATCTGTGAAAGCGAATCTTAGAAAGAAGCCTAGACTCTCTGAATTTTTACAGTTTCTTTCTCAGTTTATCCAAGCTTTTGCGGGATACTCAGTGACTCATGTTTCCAATGTTCCTCCGAAAATAGATATCTACTCAATGGGGATAAGGATTGGCCTCGCAAATTTCTTCTGGAAAAGACGATGGCTATTAATGTGTAAAATATTCCTTTTGGGAAAAGATCCAGATTTTATCGATTCTATGAAGCGGTTAATTGTCTCAAATTATCGAGAAGGTCTGAATTTGCCTGAGCCAACTGCAAACGAAGTAAATCGGGGTTCGGCTCGACAGGTTTTGCCCTTGAAGCAGGTGTAAGAATTTTATATATATCACGGTGTCTTGTATAGATACCGTTGATAATACCTATAGTAAGTTTCTTTTGAGCATGTGTTAGATATATTGATTTAGTTCGGATATCTCTCAGCTTTCTCACTTCTGATAAAAAAATCCTTATCTTCCCTTGAGAAAACAATTCAAGTAATCTATCGATTGATGCGTGAATTATAATGAATTCAGCAGTTGGAATATTTGGATCAAAATTCTCTTCTTCATGTACCACAATAATCCGATAATACGAGACATAAAAAAACATTCAAGTATTTCATTTTTTTCTTGCAAATTGCCGGTATTTCTTCCCTTGTCACTCCCTAATCAATACCTGCTCCGCTTATGCGAGGTAAAATGTTAGCTAATATAGATCAGAAAATTAATCAAGCCCAAGGAGAAGCTAGTAAAGAACTAGTTGTCACCTCTATCGAGAAGTCCTCTTTGTCGGTCAAAATTGGATCTAAACCTTTCTATGTACGGGAAAGTGATACCGGAAGAAAGTTTTACTGGAATGGACTCAAGTTTATCGATTTAACAAATGATCCTGGTTTGCGTGCTTGCAATACTTTGCGAATCGCGACTAATGTCGCTGATGCGGAAACCGTTGTAATTGGTTCAAGAATCTATGAATTTGATCGTGCAGAAAATGGTGTAGTATCTGGGAACATTGCTGTAAAAGGACATGCGGATGATACACCTGGGAATGCAATTACTGCGCTTGTAGAAGCTATTAATTCAGATGCAATTTCAGAAGTAACGGCTATTAAAGTTTCAGCAAATGAAATGTTTGTTTATCACAAAGAACCTGGTAACAAGACTACCGCTACTTCAGAAACACTCATGGGAGCAAACAACGGCTGGGCATCTGCAACGTTACTCAATGGTCGTGAACCCGGTAGTCAGTCGTATTCTGTGATTCGGCGCGTTCCTACTGCAGTTGAAGTCGCTTTAGGTGTAATGCATTTCTATTTCGATTATCCTCCTACTTTGGCTGATATTCGTGTTGTCGTGACTGCGACTCCAGGTGTTCCATTAGCATGGGACGGTGCAGTAACAATTACTGGGAATAGACTTACAATTGACAACACTGGCTCTGTTGATTGGTCAACAACCAACACGATCGTTCTTACGGTGGCAAAATAGCGTGAGAAAATTTCTAGCAGCTCAGGATATTGCAAGAGCTCCGTATGCAAACCATTTTACGGAGCCACATAACGCAACTATCGTAGCATTGAATGATCCTGAAAAAATCTACGTTATTACGGAAGTTCGTTCAAGTGGAGCATGGACCTGCGAATATACGAACTCCTCAGCTGATGGGAAGGTATATTCACGAAATGGGAATGGAATACAGTCTTTTGTCCCAAAAGCATTCACTGCCGAGAACTTGAAATTCGTGGGTGTCACTGAGGTTTCAGGTTATTATATTCCTGCTGGTAAAGTTTTTTAAATGGCTGCTATACAAATCAAGTCACAAGTCACTTTAGTTGAAGATTCTGGTGTGCAAGTCGTATTACCAGAAACTGTAACACAAAACGAATTCATCAAAGGTGCGCTTAGTGAGACAATCATTATAGAAAATCCAGTTTCCAATACAATGGTTACTCCAGTGACAGTTTCACTCGAATCGTATCCAAATACTACATGCATAGTACTAAAAGCCGAGTATGCCGAAAATGATTTCCCAAATGGAATCAAAGCAGGTGATAGAGCCAAATTTCAATTCAGATTTGACGGGGGAAATTGGTGTGAAGCCTATTCCGTGATTCTCGAAGGTTATAAGCCTGCTACGCCAGAAATAGAAATTAGAGCTCAAGGTGCTGCAAAAATTCTAGTAAAGAGGACTGTCAGTGCAACCGAATAAACCTTATTGTTTTTTAAAATCTGCAACCGTTGAACAAGCTGAAATTGAAGGCAAGTTCATCAATATGCTTCTTAAAGTATCGACAGAGAAGCGTGATAAAGAAGGTGATATGTTCCTAAAAGGAGCTTGGACCCACAAAGAAGATGTTGAATACTTTCAAAAGAAAGGTGTGATTGATTGGAATCACTTATCACAAACTTCAAAATTTGCAAAGTCGAATAACCCGAAAGAAAAGGCCGAAAATGAATTGGTTAGCGCCGAAGCTATTATTGGTGTTCCAAGTGGTCGAGGGCTATTTTTTGGCGAAGATGGATTGTATTGTGAAGCCCGAATTAACGCAGAAAATAAATACATCAAACCATTCGTTCCATTACTCAAAGCTGGGTTTTCTGGATTGGAAGTTTCTGCTGCCGGTGGTGCATATCGTCCAAGCCCAGAAACAATTTCCAAGTATGGGGAAAAGACTTGGGATCGCGCGCGTCTTACTCACATTGCAATTTGCCCACCTGGTGAGGCAATCAATGATGAAACACAAGCTTTACTCATAAAGTCTCATCTCCCTTCGGAACTTGGATGGAAGGATGATGAGGAGCCAATATCAACCAAGTTTAATATTGATCCTGTCGGTTCAGTGTTAGAATACATTTCCTCTTCACCTGACTACAATCAATGGGTTGCAAACAGACTAGTTGGTGCAATCGATTCTGGTCTTCTCCAAAAGGATTACCAAGCGATTTTTGAATTCGTTAAAAATCATGGTCTATCGGTAGAGAAGGCAAAACAATACGCAATTAAACTACTACAGGCTATGGAGGTCTGAAATGAATAAGGATTGGCAGAAACAGTTTATGGGACTTGTCTCCTCGTTTACCAAATCCAGTACAGGAGCAGAGGATACACCGCCACCTCCTAGTGCTGAAGATGGTGGAACAGAAGCAGGTGAGGGAATCTCTGATGAATTTTTAGATAAATTGAAGTCAGCGATTGAATCAGGTGAGGTTGCAGTCGAAGAATCGGCAATCCAGGCTTACTGTAAAACAAATGGAATTTCTGATGAAGACAGTGCAGAAATTTGGGGAATTATCTCTGAAGGTTTGGGTGATGATGGTGGTGAAGAGCCCGCATCTGAGCCTAATCCAGATAGTGATATCCAGAAAGGTGGGAACAAGGGTATGGACCCTGACTTTGTGGCTTTTGCAAAATCAGCAGCATTGGCTGTTAAAAGCGCAGAGACTCATGAAATGGCTATCGCTTCATTAATCGAAGAGAATGCTGCAATCGCAAAAGAAAACCAAGAAATCAAAAAGGAAATCACATTCCTGAAATCAGAACTCGGGAAAATATTAAAACAACCGGTTGATTCAAAGAAACCTGTTATTGATACTTCCGGGATCCCTGCGCAATACGGAAGAGCTGAAATTATTCAGCGAATTTCCAAAGGTGTCCAGGATAAAAAATTAGCTCTCGGTGACTTGCAGACGTTCAAATCGTCCGGCCGTCAAACTGAGGCTGTTGTGGAATTTTTAAAAAGTTCATCCAAAGGGGGAAACTAATGAAACTCAACTTAAAATTCACTTTGATTGGTGTTGTTTCAACAATTCTCTTCTGCATTGGCCTCCTCCATCTTGGAGGCACTGAGACTGTTATGCTCGGGTTATTAACCCCGTCATTCGGTTCGCTAGAAGAAATCAGAAACTTCATGAAGTCATTTAACGCAAATAGCGACGGTATCACCGACGTTACTGCTCTCACAAATGGTGCTGCAACTACTATGCACAATTTGGACGAAGAGATGGTTCTCTTAGCACAGGATTCAGACGAATATAACTTCCTGAATACAATGTTCTATCGAGATACCAAATCGACTCTAAACGTGTTTGGTCAAATTCTCGATTGGGGTGGCAATGGCGACTTCTCATTCGTAGGTGAAGTAGACGATGCAGAATTCAAAGATGTTTCCATTAAAAGAATCTCTAAAACCGTTTCTTTCCTCGCGGAAGGTTATGCAGTATCTAAGGTTTTGGATATCCAAGACACAGGTTCTTATGATCCAGAAGCAATCCAAGTTCAAGGTGCGATTAACCGAATCATGCAAACTCTCGCTTATGGTGCCTGGTATGCTGAGAAGGCTATCAATCCACTTGAATTCGATGGTTTTGTAACTGAACTAAAGAATGCTGGTCAAGTTTATGATGCTCGCGGTGGTTTTCCAGAAATTAAAATCATCAAAGAATTAGCTGTGAATATCAGAACAAACTTCGGTATGGTTAACGAATTTTGGCTCCACGATGGTGTTAAAAACGTATTGGATACATACTACACTGAATCCAAAGAATTTTTTACCCAACCGAATAACGGATCTATGGCAGACGTTGGATACAATATCCCAGGTTTAGTTGGTGCTCCACTCAAAGATAAAAGATTGGAATTCAAAACTGACCTTTGGATGAACCGTCATCTAGTTGAATTGCCAACTTACAGAGACGCCAACGGGAACAAAGTATCGGGGAAAACAAATTCTCTCGCTCCAGATGCACCTAGTATCGCATTAGCAGTTTCTGGTGGTTCGGTTTTAGGTTCTCAGTGGCTTCCAAAAGATACAAAAAATTCATCTGGTGCTGATGCCGGTGTAAGTTATCGAGTGGTTGCATGTAACAAATCGGGTCGTTCTGCTCCTAGTGCGATTGTAACTTCGACTGCAATGAGTGTAGGAAAATCGATCACTGTAACCATTACACCTGCTGGAAGTGGATACGCGGCGACTTATTTCCAAATTTTCCGTGAGACTTTCCCTGGCTCTGGTGACTTCCGATTGACAGAAAGAATCGTGAAATCTGCAAACCCTACAACTGTGTATGTTGATCTCAATGCTTGGCGCCCAGGTTGTACTGAAGGTGTTGTTGGTGATTTCAATTCAAGATCTGCTCTCGACCAAAAACGAACCTACCAAATGTTACGTATGTTGCCTTTGTTACAAACCAAGTTCTCACCGAACGCAGTTTATCAAAGAAAACTAGCAGGTATGGTTGAATGGTATGGTGGTCTTGCGGTTTTACAACCAAAGAGATTCTATTTAATTAAGAACTTACCTACTACACTCGTATAGGTTTGGAACTAAGAGACAGGGTTTTGGCCCTGTCTTTTCATTAAACACAATGCTCACTGCCAATAGCGAAGGAAATACAGATGTTGGAAATTTAACCGGTGGAGCAGCACTTCAGAAAGATCCATTTTCTCGGTCTACCCGTGGGAAAAGTTTCAAAAAATACATAAAATCCTTAAAAGGTAAATTTTTCCAAAAATCGTTGCAAAAGAAAATAGTCTGCATTGATTTTGATGGTGTAATAAACTCTTATAAGTCAGGATGGCAAGGCTTTTCAATTTTACCAGATCCTCCTGTCAACGGTGCGATAGAGTTCCTATTTAATCTTTTCCATTCGGGAGAATTTGAAATTGTAATTTTTTCTTCCAGATGTGCAAAACCTGAAGGCGTTCAAGCAATTAAAGAATACCTCGATCATCATGAAAAAGAATATCGTGATTTTCTTTATGACCAAAAAGGTGGGAGTCCTAAAACTCATTATCTCTCACGTACTTCGAAATTTACCGATAAAAAGATTCCAGCTCATTTATATATAGATGATAGATCTCTAAATTTCAATGGCATTGCATTCCCATCTCTTGATGAAGTAAGAAATTTTAAGTCTTGGGTAGATTCTGGTGAATTCCAAAAATCAGTTTTAAAAATCTCTAAGGATGAATTCCATCCAAATCCAACTCACGCACAAAAAGAAGCAGGCAACTACAAGAAAGCCCATGTAAAAGTCCAAGGCTTTGATATTTCCGTGGAAAACCCAAAGGGATCCTATAGAAGAGGAAAAGATTCCGATGGCAAAGAGTGGAAAAATAAAATGGTCCATCATTACGGCTATTTCAAAAGAACATTGGGAAAAGACGGAGACCATATCGATTGTTTCATTGGACCAAATACAAATTCAGAACTCGTTTTTATCATTAACCAAATCAAGCCTTCATCTGGTGTTTTCGATGAGCATAAAGTTATGCTAGGTTTTGATTCTTTGGAAGATGCAAGAGAAGGTTATTTAGTAAACTATACTCCCGGCTGGAAAGGATTAGGTGAGATAAAATCAATGACCGTGGACCAATTCAAAACCTGGCTAGAGAAAGCTGATACAACTAAGAAAGCGAAATCCGTAATTATTAAATCCTCAATAAAAAACTTATTCTTAAAAAGTAATAAAGCACAGGTAGGCGAAACTCGTACTTGGGCTGATGGGAAACGACATCGTAAAACTGACAAAGGTTGGGTAGAAGTATCCGGCAATAATCAGGCCACTCCTCCTCTTAATGAATTGAATGAAAAACGAAAACCAAATGTAGATTCAAATTCTGGTCAAAATAAAACATACGAACAGAAAGCTATTGAGGCAATCGAAAGATGGAAGGAGTTCGAGCAACTTGCGAAAGAAAGGAACAAGCAGAGAATTTCGAAAATGAAGCCCGAGAAAAGAAACGAGGCATTTGATATTAAGAATGCCGAACCAGGCGATATCGTTAGAATTGAGAGACCAATAGATGGGCGGGTAAATCGAGGCCATCTAGCGAAAGTTTTGGATAAAATTGATGGGCACCTAAAAGTGATGCTCCCTTCAGGAAGTATTTTTCTATTTTTGGCTGCAGATCTAGCTTTCGCAAAATCGAGTAAAACGCATTTCATGCAAAAATTCTTCCCATTCATAAAAGGGAAACTTGCTCAGGTTGGTGAAATTAGAACATGGTCCGATGGGAATAAATACCGAAAAGAATCGAATGGATGGCGAATGATTGGTGAGAGTGAGAACAAGGCTGCACACCAAACAACATCAAAGGAAGCCTCAAAAAAAGCCGGTATGTCCAAAGAAGAACATTCGCAGGCAACAGAAAAAGCCATGCAAGACGGGGTTAAAATTCCAGTTAAAGTTTTAAGGGAGTACCCTACACTTCTTGAAAAATATCCAAAATATAAGGAAAGAGTCAGTGCTATAGATTCTCTTTCTAAAGGGATGAAAAAAGGAGAGAAAATTGGGAACCAATTGGAAGTATCTTCTGATTCACTAAAACAAGGGAAAATTCCTGATGCAATCAAATCGATTGATTTAATGAAATCTAATGGGAATCGATTAGAAAAATCCGGTGATCCAAAAATCCAAGCAGCTGAAAAGTTAAATAACCTAAAGTCTCCAGAAGGTAAACTTAAAGTTGCAGTTAAAAAAATAAAATCAGAAGCCAAACTTAAACTCACCTCAAAAGAGCAGAAGAAAGTGGATGATTTTGAAAACAGAAACCTTGCAACTGAAGCTATTATGGTTTATGCAAACAAACTGAAAAACAAAAAGTATTTGTTTGCACTAAAGGAAAACAGAAAAAAGCATCTTAAGCTCGGCCATCTTAGCAATGAACTCAAGAAAGAGAGAGATGACATTTTCCATGAAGTCATGCGAGAATTTAAATCGGATTCTGAAAGACTTGGGAAAATTAATAAACCTGAAACTCTGACAGATTCACAAATTTATGAAAACGTAAGGGATGCTTCCCTACTCGATCCTAAGAAACTACAGAGAAATGTATCTCTCATTGATATACAAATTGCGATGGCAGAGAAGCAAGGAAAAGCCAATGCAATTCGAAAATTAGAAGTCAAGGGAACGATGTATCGAGTCGCTCAGCTCTTTCAAAGCGATAAATCTATGACTAAAGATGATGTTGCCTCTCTTGTAAGACATGGAGCGGAGTTGCCAGACCAGAGACCATAGCGAACTTTTTCCGCTATGGTCTTTCCTGAAAAGAATTGACTTCCATCGAGAACAATTCCCTTGTCCTTCCTCATGAATCCAAATCTTGCAATCATACTAAATTTCCTTAAAGGGGGCAAAGGCTCTCAGGGAACGAACGTAAAATACTACAAGCGAGAACCAAAAGCAAAAGGCGGTTATCGTTATTGGTACACAAAAGAAGCGTATGATCGAGATCACAAAAAACAAGAACCGAAAAAGGACGGCCATAAAGAACCTTCTATTTGGAGCAAGGTCGCTAGCTTTTTCGGAGTCAAAACTACGGAAATCAGTGCAAAGATTGAATCGGAATACAAAGAAAACTTGGACGCAATTACCAAGGAAGCTGGTCCGGTCACAAAACAGGATTTCGCGTCTCATCTTGCAGAGTATTTGGCTAATAAAGCCAAATGGGATTTAAAATTTAAGGCAAAAAAACCTGAGCCTACAAAAGAAACTAGCGAACCGAAGGAAGATAATGGTAGCGACATCGATGTCGCTACCAAAGAAGAAAAGGTAAAGACTCCAAAAGAAAAAGTCGCAGAGCAGGCAGAAAAATTCCAAGAAGGGAGGAAATGGAACCTTAAGCTCATGCAATTCATTGCAAGTAAGTATACTGATACAAATGAGAAACGTGGGGAGGAGTCCACTCAAGAAATTGTAAATAACTTGGAGAAACTCGGGTTCACCAAAGAGCAAACTTCAGAAGTAAAAAACGCAACAAAATACAAATATCTTTCACAAAGTGGGAAGGAAGTGAGTTTTTTTTATAAACCTACAGAAGATAAATGGATTTGGTCTCAAGGAACAGGAACTGAAAAATTTTATTCCGAAAAAAATCCAAAACAAGTTTTGTCACAGGCAAAGCACTCTATTGAAAGTCTTGGAGAGCAAGGTATATCAAATTGGAGCGAAATCCCAAAATCCAAAAAGGATGAGTTGAGTAAATTGCTGGATAGTTTTAAGAAGAATTCCAGTTTACCTAAATCCCAAACTGAAACTAAGGAATTATCCAAAGTAGTCAACGAGCAGGACCCGATAGAGACTAAAATCACTCAATCCAAGAATAAAATTGATTCCATTCGTAAAGATAAAAGCCTCAGTGAGGATGAGTTTAGGACAGAAATTGAAAAAGCCCGAGCGGAATTAAGATCCGCTATGAAAGAGAAACAGGCGCGTGATGGTTTCAAATCACTTAGTGATCTCGAGAAAGTCGCATTTGAAGCTTTATACAAGGTCGATGCACCTGACACATTCCCAGTTGATGCTAAAGGGAATGTTGACAAGAAGGCAATTACGAATTACGTCAAAGAGAAACAATCACTCGATCCTGATGCACTTTCCAAAGCCATGGAAGGGAATGATAATGCAAAGAAAGATGGTGCAATCAAGGCGATTTCTGAAATTAAAAAAAAAAGCCCTAAGCTAAGATCACAAGCACTTCGCATTTCTGGAGACAAGCATGTTTATCGGCAAGCTGTATCAGAAAAGACTTCAAACAAACTAAAAGAAGTACCTGCCTCTGATATTTATACAATTGAGCAGTATACTGATGAAAAAAATTATAATAGAAAAGTCATTGAAGGAATCAAGTCTTCGATACTTGCGAAAGGATTTGATCCTGGTTCTCCTATTAAAGTTGATAGAGATAAAGAAGGGAAACTAACAGTTGTCGATGGTCACCATCGTTTTACAGCCGTAAAAGAACTCATTTCAGAAGGAAAACTCCCTAAAGATACTCCTATCTATGTAATTGAGGAAAAATACAATTCTGAATCTGACCGGTTACTCGCACAGGTTTCAGCGAACAAAAACAAGCGCGAAGTGGAACGTTTGGATGATGCCAAGGCCTACGCGAAACTTATAGCGCAAGGTAAGTCCGTGCAAGAGATTTCCGAACGAACAGGAGAGTCTGCGGAATATGTCAAAGGGACCATCGCGCTCAATAATTTAATTCCAGAATTACAAGGCCTTCTTCGAACCGATGCAAAGAAGAACATTCGTACATCGGATAAGGGAAACGATGGATCGAAAGAGAAAAGAGAAACAATTCCTGAATCATTGGCTATCGTTATTGCAAAAAACGGGAATGATGATAATGGGGTGCCTTCCCCTACTATCCAAAGAAAAGCCTTTGCTTGGTACATTCAAAACAAAGGAAAAGGAATTTCGCCTAACCAAGTAAAGTCATATATTGATAGTCTAAAAGCACAGAATTTCACTTTTGGAAACATGGATTCCCATGGTAGATCCGACGTAGAACAAGAAGCTATGAAATTTGCCGGTGGCGAAGACAATGCAAAGGCAAACTCAGCAGGTTTCGAAAACTTACTTACTGCAATTCAAAAACCAATTCAAAAATTCCTTGGTGACACAATTACGGATCTCAATGAAGGGAGAGCGAAAGAACTAGCGGCTTCCATAATTGCAACGAAAGGAGAAAGTGCACTGGAAACTGAACTTGCAAGACTATCTGATGCGCTTAATAATATTGCCGCTTTTAGAGATTCATTAAAAAAGAAATTCGGAGAGATAAAAGCAGATTCCCAAACTCCGGATATGTTCGCTTTCAAAAGCTCAATGGGGACATTCCTTAAAGCATTTAAAGCTAAAAAATCAGGAAGATTAAAGTGAGTATTACAAATGTGCTATCGCAGATCAAAAAGAGACCTGAAAATTTCCCTCGGTATTTTTCTGTTCTTCGAGAAGCTGCGGAGAAAATCCAGTCTCGGTGGCTCTTTATGGCAGGTGAACGAGCAAAACTTGGAGTTAAAGCAGGAGGACTAGGCTGGTGGGGAGTTCAGTATCTTAGCAGAGGCCAGGTTCAAATCGAACAACAAGGCATTGGATATAAAATTTTTTACTCAAAAGGATCTGGGAACTATAATGTTGAAAAAATTGCCGAGGATGGAAGAAGTTCTTTTGATATTGTTCAAAGCCTATTGAATAATTCGAAAAAAGTCAGAATTTCCAAAGGAGGTAAAAAATATTTAATAGTTCCAATGGCATCTAACGAAAGCCAAGCGGATGTCGTCATGAAAATTATTGGAAGCTACAAGGAAGAGTCTCCAAATGGCGGTTTTGTAACTCGGAATAAATATAACTATTCTAAGCTAACAGACAAAAAAAAAGGGACTAAAACATTCCAATTTTCTCAAAAGCAGGAGAGAGGTGGAAGTAGTAGTTCAAACCATAATTTAATCATGGTGACCTCGGATTCACAGTGGAAGCCTTATCCTGAAATCAAAGGACAGAAATTTTCTGCCAAAATGCAAAAAGTTGCAGATCAGCTACTTTCGAGCGAACCATTTCTCAAGGCACTTGCAGAGGCAATTATCATAGATTTGCAAGAGAATAGAATCAAACTTCAAAAGGAGAAACGAAAATGATATTATCTATGTGGCAACTGGATCCAGAGTTTCGGATCATCCAAGAGTTGAAAGAACTCTTTCTAGAAACTGGTTTGGGCGATAGAGGTATTCCTTGCGAAAAAATTGTTCACCCAGGTCATCCACTATATTCAATCGCTTCTGTTCCTTCCGGAGAAGGAGCCAAAGATACAGATTCATTTTTCCCAAAGGTTGGTGTGGAATGGTCTGATGATGAACCCTCCGATGATTTAGGCGGGAATTACAGAATTTTCCCTTTTGATTCTCAGATTAAAAACAAAATTATCGCTTATAAAGCAAGGAAAGATTCTGAATACGAACATTTTGGTTTCAAACAGTTTGATAAGATTTTAAATTCAACTAACTTTGGTATAGTGGAATCTTATACCTCGCATATCATTTCAAATGTGACCATATCTGGTTGGGGGGGAAGCGGTAACAATGGGAGGAAAATAGCCCAAGAATTATATAAGGCTACAATGTCCGTCCTTCCTTTCCTTAAACACAACATCCAAAAGAAATATAAGGCTTCAGTAGGACTTGAAGGCAAACCAGCAGTGAATGTAGAAGCGCCTCAAGTTGGAAGAGGCGCATGGGGTTTCGAAGTTATGTTATCAGTAAGGCAAATCAAAAGAGAGTTCAGATTCACAGCAGGAAGTCTCATTTCAAAAGCAGATGTCTACTTTGATGGAGTTGGAACACTCCCGAGTAAAGACAAGCTAGGAAAATCACAAGGAAATATGAATTTTCATCCGCTTAAATCAAAAATTTAGTTGATAATTTTGGAGTCTAGTTCCCTTGTCACTTCCCATGCAAGGGACTCAAGATTCTACAGTCGAAACAAAGCCAAAAACTGCAAAAGTCGTTGATGCTTCACCTAACAATGAATTAGTCAAGGATCCGACTGCAAAATTCATTGAGTCCAAATCTGAACTTGCCCGTTATTCTATGGCGCAAGTATTCCGAGAATTTTTGGTTAAAAACCATAAAAAATTTAACGGATTGAAGACCAAAGATGATTACGAAAAAGCATTTGAAGAATTTTGGGGAGTGAAAAAGTAAATGGGCGTTTTAGGGAAGGCATTCGAGGGACGTTCTTACGTTCGACCAGGTTCGAGAGGAAAATTTCGCGCTAAGGATCAAATCCCTGGCGATTCAGTTGACCTATTTACTCAATTAATTATTGGGCAAGCCGACAATGGCGTAAACTGTAATGATACAAATTTATCAGATGAAGACAGATATTATATTTTTTACTCTTTCGAAGAGGCGAAAAAAGTTTTAGGTGGCGGAGAACTTTTGGAAGCAATTATGCTTGCAGATACTCCTTCAAGTGAAGATGATTTTGCGCCTGGACCACAACGATTCATCGCACTCAATACAAGAGCTAATGTGGCCGCAAGTGCATCCATTCCTTCATTAAAATCAGGTCAATCTCATACTCTTACCTTCCCTATTCCAGGACCAAAAGGCAAAAAAGTTCGATTCCGTAAAACGGTAGCTACGAAACAAATTGAGATCGGAGATAACGAGGGTATTCTCACCTCCCCTGCTCTTGAACAAAAAGTTCTAACTATTTCTTATACAGGCGATGCAACTTCCGCAATTCTTTCTGTAACCGGATCCGCTTTAATTGTAACCTTGGCAGGTCAAAATGATGGATCTGTTTCGCTAACGGTTCCATTTGCAGATTATCCTACGGCCATTGAAGCTGTAGATTATATCAATTCTATCCCATTCTACACTGCTTCAATGATGTCCAATGCTACATTTATGATGTCCAATTTGGATCACGTTGAATCTTCGGAGGCGATTTCAGTAAAAAGTCCTGCAATTGCGACTGTCTATGCTGATTTGTTTGCAGAGAAAAATTGGATTGAATCCACAGGGTTTGCAGTTTTTACAACGGCTGCGACAGTGAAAAAACCTTTTGCAAACAATACAATATTCACCTACCTAACCACTGGTGGTACAACAGGTACGGAAGGAGTAACTGCAGTTAAGGATGCGATTACATTTGCAAAGAAAATTCCTGCAATGTATCGTAATATTCTCGCGTCCTCCTTATCTGACAAAGTGCATTTTAAAACCGCTTGTTTCGATATGATTTCTCCGGATGGAGGAAAGGAAACGATTGGTGGTTGTGGTGGGGATCTGTCGTTATCTATTGACGCAAGGCGTGAAGAAGCCCGCACTTTGGGCGTTTATTGGATGAACTACGGCCTTGAAAAGTTCGTGGCTTTTGATCTTGCAGGAAATCAAAAAACTTATCCTGGTTATATGCTTTCTGTTTTAGATAATGCAATTTCTGCAGCAAACTCTCCTCGACATTCCCCAACCTGGAAAGCACTCAATATCTTAAAAAGTGCAGAAAACCTGATTGATTCAGTGCGTGATGCATCAATTCGCGATGGAGCATTGGTTCTTACCAAGAATCCAGTCACGGGTGCATGGGTAATTGAGAGATCTATCACAACAGAAAGAAAAGACAATATCATACTCAACGAAAAGAACTCTGTTGCCGTTGCCCTAACAATGGTCCGTGAACTCAGGGAAGGATTTAACTCTAGATTTATCGGTCGTTCAACGGTAGATGAAAATGCAAAAGTTCAAGGTGTGACTGTTGCAGACGTTAAGGGATATGTCGAACAAAGACTACAATCCTTCGTTGAGAAAGGTTATTTGGTTGGATCCTCGGCACTCGGTGTTGATGCATTCCAAAAAGATTTTGTTGTCGAAGTCGACGGAGACACTTGGTATTTTAGATCGCTCGAAGGTACTGTAATTTCACCAGTGAATTTCATTTTTTACATTCTATCTCTTGATACTCTCAAAGGAAGTGCATAAGCCATGCCAGATATCTCAATTGGTGACATACCAGATACTTCGATCCTAGTTGGATCCAATGCTCAAGTCTACATTGATGGAAAACTTGCTGCCTATGTAGATGATATTGATGTCGATGAAAACTATAACCAAACCGACATTCGTGCCATTGGCGATTTTTTCCCGAAGGATACAAAAGCATTATTCTTTGATGGATCATTTTCTGGAAAAATGTGGGTTATCACGGATGAAAAAGATCCTGGATCTATTGTTAAGTCTCTTCCTGATCTTACAAATATCTTAACTAAAAAAGGGAATTTGTGGGAATTTAGGGAAAAAAGTACTGGGAAGAGAATTATGCGTTGTGTAGCCAAACTCAATACTCGCAAAACAAATATTTCTACCACTCAACCAAGTGTGAGAAATGTTTCTTTTAAAATAATTCGAATTCAACACATGGAAGGCGATAACTAGATATGGGTCTATTCCCTGGAGTCGAAAGAGAATTCCATTTTGAAGTAGATGGACATAAATTTGGTGGAAGATTCCCTCTTCCATCAGATCGCCGTAACATTGATGTCATCGTCTCACAACGACTTGGTGGAACTTCGCTTCAGTCTATCCCCACAGAGACCTATTCCGCAGAGTATGTTTTTGTAACTTTGAACTATACTCTCACAGATAGACCAAGAGATTTTGAAGGATTGGATTTTGCAGACATACCTGACGAGGATTTCATCGTCAAGGTTTGGTCACAATATAATAAACTTCAAAAGGCCTACCAAGCGGGTCTAAAAAAAAATAACCGAACCGTTGTACCTACAAAAACTCCTGGCAAACAATCTAGACAGTCTGCTCAATCTGTATCTACTCAAAGAGTTCCGGATATTGCCGAGAGGGTACCAGACTAGTGAGGATTTCCAAACAGAGGAAAAACTTGCAATCTTCATAGCTGAGTCAGTAAGACCAGATTTTCAGCAAATCCAGAAGTATATGTCGATCAAAACCCAATTAGAGGAATTAGTGAATCGCCCTCTTTCTGATTGGATCGACAAAGGCATCTCCGGATTGCCGAAAGAAGATCAGGAAAAGATTGCTCGATCAAAACGTGCCAGCGAAATCGCAGAACTAAAACAACAGATAGGTGAGACATAGCCATGGCTGAAGTACTAATCGATATAGACAGCATTGCATCGAAACTAGCACAAAAACTCGGACCAGAAATGGTCGCTGAGATTTCCAAACGCCAAAAGGGTGTAGGTGGTGGTTCATCCGATTCTGGGAGCGGATCTAAAAAAGAATCAGCAAGCGCGAGTAAGGAAAAGAAAAAAGAATCACTTACAGACAAAACAGTCAATAGTTACAAAGAAGGCGCAGCTTCAAGCACTCTCGATCAAGACGCTTCAGAGCTAAGATCTGGACGATTTTCTGGAGTAATTGGCCGGAGAATCGATTCTGCCAAAAAGATAAAAGACAAAATTCAGGAAGAACGCAAGAAGCGAGCCGAAAAATACGATATTGGTGAGAAAGGGCAAGATCCTTCGTTACCTTCATTGGGACAGCCAAACAAAGATAATGGGGTACAAAAGTATAACATCCTTGAAGTCAAGGAGGCAAAGTTCACGAAAGTGATCATGCAAGGCGGTGGCAGTGGTTCTTTTGGTGGGGGGATTACAATCCCAGGGAGAGGTGGCAGTGGTATCTCTAGCCCACCCTCTTCTGCCGATCAACAGGACGGCAACATGGAAAGGCGTAATGAGGGCGTTGCAAAAGCAGGCCAAGGAATTGCGAGTGGGATAGGAATCCCGGTTATAGGAGCTATTCTTGGAGCAACAGTAGCAGCAGTCTCTACCATGGGTGGTATGCACCAGCAAGCTTTGCAAGCACAGGAAGGTACATTTAGCGCATATCGTGGGCTAGGTGGCAGACTAGGAAGTGGGATTTCAAGTGAGAACGGTATAGTGCGGACTCCTGAGTTGGCTCAATTAGGAATAGCTCGAGCAAGAATTTTGGGAGGTGACCCAAATTCGCAAATTGGAATGAACTCAAGATATGGAACAGGTTTAGGAGTCAGATTTGGAGTTACTCAAGGTCTTGGTGGATCGGCTGGCGCAGAGATGTTTGCAAAATTGAAAAAATATGGTGGGTTCGATGAGAGTGAATCTTCCTTAAAGAAAATCTTGTCTGATGGAATACGTTCGGGATTTGGAGGACTAAGACAAGCTGAGTTTATGCAACAAGTCTCAGGGATTTCTGAAAATGCTTATAATTCCGGTATGGGAACTCAATCAGTAGACCGAATTGCAGGCGCATTTTCCGGGTTAAATGGAGCTGGTATTCGAGATAATCGATTAGGTTCTGTGTATAGTGCGATAAATGATAACATGACCAAAGACGGTGGTCAAATGAATTCAATGTTAGTTGCTCACCATATGCAACAGAATGGTGGGGATTATTTAGCAGCTATGGCAGCAGCCGAAGAAGGGATGGGAAGTCAGGCGAATATTGGTGCTGTCAATCAAATGACTCAAGGGATGGATCCAAAGACAAAAGCTATTTGGATGAAAAAACAAGGTTTAATTACTGCTACCGAAGGTCAAAATTCAGTTAGTTTAGGGAAAGATATTTTAACAGAAGCGGGGAAAATAACAACTGTAAGTAACGAGGGTCGGGATGCTGGTAACGATGTTAGAAATGTTTCAGGTCAAACTCAAATAGCTCATTCAAATCAATTGGATGCTGCTGCAATGGGAGCAGCCTTTGAGGCTGCCTATGCTGTTCAAAACAAAATATTTGATTTGATGATTAAATTAGCTGAATCTGGTAATAAGACAGTCGCAAAATTGAAGAAATATTTGGACTAAGAGTCTCACTCTTCTACTGGTTTTATACCACTGAACTCCGTAATTTTCACGGTCATAGTTATGTTACTTCCAATTTCATAGCTGTAAATGAAGTATTTCATCGGAGGTATTTGAAATATTGCTTTTATTTCGAAATTTTTAGCACGTAAAGAATCTTCTTCAATTTTTTCCACGATATCCGGAAGAGTAAGCTGTTTTTTATCGCAGTTAATCGAAGTTTGGCTGCAAATTGAGATTTCTCCAACTCCATAAAAATATTTTCTATCTCCATACTCTTTCAATGTTTCTTCACTTAAATCCAAGCAAGCTAGTCCAAATCTTTTGTTATCAAGCTGTCCACCATTTATTTTCAAGAATTCATTTGGTATTATTTCTGTCCCGACAGTTAACATGGCCTTCAGTTTGGTATGGACTATCTCTTGTAGCTTTTTTGATTTAATTGATTGCCCTCTATCTCTAAGTTCAGCAGCTTCCCTTCCCTGTGCCATCACTTCGCAGAATGCTTTGTTGTCTAGGGTCTTTGCAGAAAGAGAGAATGATAAAAAAATAGTCAGTAAAATAAATCTGGTCATTGTTAGATTATTCGATTTAGGTGGGAAAGGGTCAATCCCATTCTATAGTCCAATCCGAATCGGAATCCGTTAAGATTATTTTTTGTGGCAAGAAAGCGCACTTCCGGAAGCGCCGTAGCAAATTGAAGTCGAATTCTCACATCGAACTACACCGCCCATTGCGAGCATCCCACCTTCACTTTTTGGATTGGTCAACTCTGAAAGCATTTTTACCATTGGTGAGTCGTCACCTGCAATAATTCTAATCTGCTTACAGACCAAATCATTCCCTAAAGTCTCTTTCGTTTTTTCGTCTTTACTGAAAATGGATGAAGTAATCGTTAAAAATAAAAGTAGGAATAGTAAGTTTTTCATGAGCTAACTATGGGATAGTTGATGCCTGGGTCAAAACGAAAAAGATTAAAGTCAAAACATATCGGAAAATTTGCGAAATGAGATGCCAATACCGAACAAGGCCAGCAGTTCCGAAACAAAGCTTTAAGTTACGGTCACTTGTTGGTTTTAATATAACGTTAATAGAAATTGCTCGATTATTTATTAGGTTCAATCAGGAATTGCTTCACTTTATGCATTCTAAGCTCATATTTTGCTTTTTTATAAAGATCTCCTTTGATTGATACCTTTTTTGAATCTTTGTGTGCTCCTAGTGCAGAATTGTAATCTATTTCGCTTAATTCAATAATTATTTCGGTTTTTCTGTTTTTGCTGGGAAAGATTTCATTTAATTCTGAAGTTTTTATAGTTCCAGAAATTGTAACTGTCCTTTTCTGGTCTTTGAATGTCCTGAATAATAAATCTTTGTTTTTATCTTGAGTAGCAATGACATATCCTTCTATGATTACATCTAATATTGGATTCTGCTCTTTTAAAGTTATAGAGGCTTGTTCTAAAATTTCATAGTTTTCCGATCTTAATATATATGGTTTAATAATATTTAGATTTCGTTTTTTATATAAAAATGATGCATCAAAAGTAATAGTATTGGTATCTAATTTTCTCGCTATATTCGCAAGAGCGTCACACATGTTTGCGTTAAAACCATTTTGATAATTATTAACAATGATATTTTCATTCTTTTCTTTAATTGCATACGTTAGATTTTGAAATCCTGTAAATATACGATCGATAACTTTTTCTTCGATTGTAATTTCGTCATCTTCAAAAAGATAACTTTCTTCTTTGCCTAGTTCAACCGAAAAACCAAAACTTCCTTTAAATGTATGTGGAAAGGATAGCTTTGATACTGTATCTTTTGCTTTTTTCGGTGCTTCCAAAAAGTAAGCAACTGGATTAAATTCAAAAGAGTATCCATAGAGAAGAAGAAAATATAGGTTGTTGATTGTTATTCGAGTTAAATTTAGTGGTATTTTATTAGTGTCTTGATTTTTATTAATTAAGGCTTTGATAACTGCAAAATATACGTCGATAATCTCCTTTGCAATCTCATCGATACTTTTTTTATAAATTATTGAGAGGGTTTTAAATACAGAATTTATTCTATCATTATAATCTTCATAATTATTAGAGCGAGGGAAGACTAAGGTTACTGGTTTATTTAGCTTCTTAGGTGCTTCAAAAAAGAAAATACCCGTATTTGAGTGAGGTATTATTTTCCATCCTAATTTTTCAAGATATGATTTGATTTTATCCGCGGGTAAATTGTTGAAATTAAGCATAATTAAAATTCACCAATTTGAAGTTTTTCTACTAGATTCGAAAGTTCTTCTGCTGTGAGTAAGTTTTTACGTGGGATATGAAGAGTTATCTTACTATCTGTTGGTTTTCTTTCTTTATCTGTTATATCATACCAGTAGCAAGCTCGGTTAAGAATTAAGCGATCTTCGCTTACATTTAACCAACTTTTTTCATCTTCAGGTAAGCAAAATGCGATTAGAATTTGTCGGAGACTTCTATTATTATTTAATGTAACAAATTTGTTATAAGCTTTGGTAGTAATAGTAAAGGTAATAAATTCGTCTTTGAAAACATAATTTGAAGATGCTTTTAGCTGAAAGCAAAGAGGATATCCAATTTCAGTTATTTCATTTTTTTGATTTTCATTCAATTCAACAAAAACTTTTGAAAATCTACCATCAATTCCATAATCAAAATTTGCATCATTTATGCGAATTAATAGCCCAGCTTTTCCTGCGATGGCCTGTACATAGGATATACTTAGGCTTTCTTTTCTATGGTTTTCAGTAATCATTTCTTGAAAGCCTCACAGATGCATTTTTTATATAAGACTGAAAAAATCATTAAAATTTTTTAAATGGACTTTCTAGTGTTATCGTAAAGTCAAAGTATATTTTTTGATTAGATTTTTTAAAAATGCACATAACTCATATTACTAACACAAAACACCTTTTTGAAGAGAAAGGCCAAACTCTAGAGATTTTTTCTTTTCCAAACAATTACTATAACGATTATCTAATGCGCCTTACTTCTTCCTTTTTTTGATGGGCTTTTTATCTGCGAAGTAAGAGTATTTGTGTATTTCTCATACAGTTCAAAAAGGAACTCAACCCTCTCGGATTCTGATTGGAATGGCTTTGACCGGTAAACCTTATCCACTGCTTTGTCCAGTTTGTTATGCGCATCCCGAAGGACTTTCGGCATGGTTAGTGGGTCGTAGAGATCCGAAAGCGATGATTCAGGGAACTGCGCTCTGGCGTCCAAAACTGATAGAGCGAGCGATTCAATTTCTTTCTTTTGTTTGTCGGATGGATTTTCTGGCCAAGGGAAATTATTGTAAGACAATTTCACTGAGTATCTTATATCGCTTTTTAATCTACCAGATGTTAAAGAAGTCCAATTATTATGAATTCGACTGGTCAAGAATGCAAATGTATATAAGTCGCAATTGGGGACTATCTGTAAATCATTTGCGGCAATTACATTGGAACTTAGAAAACCGATTGGCATATAATCTCTTTTTTCAGATGAAGTTCTGGGTATTGCCAAATAATTACCACTTTTTGGTTGTCTGATTTCAGTAAAAAGATAAGGTATCTGAGCTTTTCTTTGAGTAGGTTTTTTCTTACTTGCAAGTCGAAACTCTTTTACCTTCAATAAAACGTCATGAATAAATTTACTCTTTCTTATTTCTTCTAAGTCTGCATTTTCCAGCCAGAGGCAATAACGAAACTCTTTATTTAGAAATCCCACTGCACCAAGGTACAATCTAAAATACTTCTCTGCAATTTTGTCATTTTTTATTATTTCAATGTATTCTTCAGGTGTTACCAAAAAGTTACCGCCGTCAGCAGGTATGCTTCCATTTAAAATAGGTGGGACCTTACAAAGTGGTTTCAATCTAGGCATGATTATTGTGTTATTCCCGTTATGAAGATACGGAGAAATATTTTTCACTTTAATTAAAATTGGATCTTTTTTAATACCATCGCTATATACAAATAAACTTTTCATAGATTGATTTAGATGTTTACTAAATCCCACGATTACACAATGAACTGCAGCATTTCTTGCTGCCTCATTACTCCATTGGAAAGTTTGATGAGCAAAAGTAATTACGATTCCATTATTTAGCATCCATTTCCAAAAAAAAGGGATATGCTCTCCTTGTGAAATTGAGTTTGTAGAAACGAATGCTATTTTTATTTCATGATTTTGTATGTAATTGATTGCTCTAATATACCAACCGCAAACATAATCTAAACTTCCGTAATTTCTTAATTGGGAACATGCAAAAGCCATATCCGATTTTTGGGAATCACTTTGTAATTTAGATCCTGCAAAAGGAGGATTCCCCAAAATATAAGTCAATTCGTCAGGTTTTATAATTTCTTCCCATTTTAACCGGAGAGCATTCCCTATCACTATCGTTGGTGCTTTCTTAAGTGGCAACCTAACATAATATTCACCAAACTCTTTCCCCATTTCCACATTCATTAAGTGGTCCATGATCCAAATTGCCGTTTTGGCAATTTGCGCCGGGAATTCTTCGATTTCAATTCCATATAGATGATCAACATCGAGACTATCGAGAGTTTGAATAGATAACTCAAGACCAAGGCCTTTCAGCTTTCTGATCTCTTTTAATAAATTGATTTCTAGCCGTCGAAGCTCTCGGTAAGATAAAATTAAAAAGTTTCCACATCCACAGGCTGGATCAAGGATTTTGATTTTCCTTATTCTTGCCAGAAGGTCTTCGAGACCTTTGATGTTCTTCTTTAAATTTAAGCTTTTAAATTCTTCGAGATGCTCATCGAGGAAAAGACCATGAATAGTTTTTAAGATATTCTTTTCGCTTGTGTAATGCGCTCCAAGCTCTCGCCTTTCGACTTTGCTCATTACATATTGAAATAGACTTCCGAAGATTGCTGGGCTAACAAGAGCCCAATTGAATTCGCAAGCTTGAATCAAAATATCGCGCAACTTCTGGTCGAATTGTGCAAATGGGATCGCTTCCTCAAATAATTGACCATTAACATAAGGAAATTTTGCAAGATCTTCATCTAGGTTCGCTTGCCTTTGTTCCGTAGGAGTATTGAGCACTTGGAAAAATTGAGCAATCCATAGCCCTAAGTCACTCCCATCTAATTTGGTTCGTTCTTTTAAGAAGAAAAGAAAATCATCTTTATTGAAAATACCGGTATCATCGGCGAAGAAACAAAACATTAAGCGAACAAGCATTAGTTTCAATGGATGTTCCTTAAATCCATTTCTTTCTAGTTCATCATGCAATTTACCCATGAGCTCAGCTGCTTTGATATTAACAGGATCTTCATCTTTATATTCTCTTTGTTCATATCCTAATAGAAAATTAAAGCGTTGAAGATGGTCGAGAAGATCGATGATTTTGAATTCTACAGATTTTTCTTGGTCTATAAAATTTACCAATCGAAGTCTTTCAAAATCGCAAACACAAATATAGCTTGGAAGTTCTTCATCGGGTATACCTCCTGTCAAACAGTAGTCCAATGCTTGCTTGTATGCTTTATCTAAATCCTCTCCTTTACTTTTTTGCTCTATTAGGATAGTCTTTGGCCAGAAATAGTCTATAAATCCAGTCGTTTGTCTTAGAGTTTTTGCTCTCTCTTCAAAGATCCCAACCTTTTTAGCACTAATACCCCATATATTAAAGAAATCTCGCCAGAATAATTGAGACTCCCCTTTTTCGTATTTGTCATCTTTATGGTCGTGAATAAATGAAATTGCTCTAGATTTGATTTCGTTAGGTGATAATGCCATCGGTATGCAAAATTAGAATATAGGGAACCAGTGAGTCAACCAATTTGAATAATGCTGATGCTCTCTTTATTGATTCTTTTCCGTTGACAAAATCAAAATAACAAGAATTTGTCCCTTCCCATGCCAGAATTCCCATCATATGGAAGACAATCGAAAGTTGCGTTTGCGCCACCTGGACTTGCGCAACCAAGTATTATGAATGGTTTGGAACTCGGTGAAATTGATTCTCTCAGCGGTGGACTCATGAAATACCGAGCCGACATTCGACTTTTTAATGGACAGATTCTGAAGAAAGTGCGTCTCCCAGGTCCTTACATCGGTCTTTTAGGGTTTCTTTCGGGATTCAAATTTGGATACAGAGAGGGACAGATGGTCCTTGTTGGATTTCTCCAAAATCGTAGAGACAATCCTATCGTCATTCAGGTGTATCCTTTTGCAGCACAGACAAAAGGAAAAAGCTCGCTAATCAAACATTCTTCACAATTCGATTCTGAAGAAACATCTGTAGGCCACGAATCTGGGCATAGAACAAAATGGGACAAAGACAAAGTTCTCTTTAAAGATAAATTAGATACGACAAGAGTCCAAATCGATCACACGATACCACCAATCCTTAACTCTCTGGAAAAAGCTGCGCAAGGCGAAACTTTGAAATCAATTCTAGAAGAAATCTGTGACGAAATCACCAAACTCACTGTTCAGTGTACTGCCCCCGGGACTTCGAGCTTACCCCCAGATAATGCAGCCAAGTTTCTTGTGATTAAAGGAAAATTAAACACTATCCTTTCCGAGGTTTTAAAACACTACTAATGAATTTTTGGGAACACTTCGATATCGATAACGATCATTCACATAACAAAACTTTTTTGTTTGAGAAAGCAAAATCGAAAATTATGCATTCATGCGAATTTTGCTCAGATCATTGGGGCACGGTAGTGAGGCTTTTTAAAAGCCAAAGTGATTTTGAGAATTCAGACTTCTATGGCGGGGAAGATGTTGTAAAGGGGGATCCAAGAGCAAAAATCGCTGTGTGGCCAGGAAAAAATAACGTAGGTAGAGATAAAAACTCATATTGGTTATGCGCCCCTGTTCATCCCCTTTGTGGATGCGAAATTGAAGTTGAGGAAACTTTACATGAATCCATAGAGGATCTAGAAGACTGGTATTCAACTTTAGAATGGGATTAGTCCATTTCCCAAGCAGCATTTTCAATTCGCTTCCCCCACTTAACCATTGTTTCCTGAGTCGCAGTACCTGAACCAGGTCGCCAGACAACACGAACTCCAGTTACATAGAAATTAGGATGATATTGTTTGATTTCTTTGTGCAAAGAATCGGAATATCCATCATCGTCCGTAAGTCGCATGATTTGTCCTTTGCATAATCCACGAAAGTAAAAACCAGAAAAAGAACCCGTGAATATTCTTTCGCCTGTCCCAAATGCTTCGTATAATTTCTCTTGAATTTTGAGGAGGGATGCAATATTACTGGATTGTGCACCTGGAGCTTGCAGTTCTGGAGGCATCCCTACTCCATCCATTGTAATTTGCATAACTCTTTGTCCAAATTTCGCGAGTAAAGATGGATTATATGTTACTGGATTTAATGCGAGTCCAGTGATGGTATCTTGGATCCCGAGATTCACATGAACGCCGGAAAAAATATCCTCTTGGGATTCGGTGAGATCAAAACTGTTGAATTGAGATTCAGGGACCTCCGAAGAGATCCCGAAATAAGGAAGGAAGAAATCGTCTTCTAACTTATCAAAGGGAGTTTTCCGAAAAACTAACCTTGCAAGTGGTAGATCTGGCGTAAAGTCATCAGATCTAAACGAGCCAAAGCCATTTGATTTTTTTTCGATTGGTGAAGTGGTTTCGCCAGCGTAAAGAGAACAATCTTGGTCGTAATGAAAGAAAAGTTCATATAGCGGAGGTTTGGCGATTGATGCCATAAGTGACCAAATCGAAAGTGAATTCCCGAAACTCTGATTATTGATCCATTGAACTGTATGGATAAAACCAATAGTGTATGATAGTTTATCAAATTTGTAATCGACGAGATCCCAAAAAATCTCACCACCATAGTTTCCATTGGAAAGCAGTGTTCTTATTGCAGCATCCGAAAGTGATTCTATAATTCCGCTGGGTGTTTTAGATTCAGAAATCACTTCCGAAATTATATTTAGTGCAGCTTGAATTTTAGAGATAGGCAAATTGGAAACACTTTCCGCTGGTTGACCTACGATATTCGGGCCAGATTTGTCAAAATCGATAAATAAGGTTTGAGACTGGATACAGTCCTCCAATCCTCCCCCAGAGACCACATAGCTTTGCTCTCCAGATACATTGCTCACATGATTGGCTGTTTTAATTCTTCCTACAAACTTAGTTTTTTTTGATTCGGTAACTACAATGAGCTCACCTGTTCGCAAAACTTCACGAATACGAACTTTCCCTGCATAGGTAGTAATAATATTCCCAGTTGCACCTTTTGCGAGAGTCAGAGTGAAACTTCCATTATCTATGGAATCTACATAAGTAAGCGATTCAATGAATTCTCCGGGAATTTCTATTGGAGAACGCATGGCAGCGATTTCCCCTGGAGAAAGCCTTTTTGATAATCGACTTATGATATTAGGCACGAATCCAAATAGAAAAACCTGAAAATCTGGGTTTACGGCATTAACTTTCACTCAATTAAGCCTCTAACTCTTCTTAACTTAAATGATTTGAAATCGCCAATTGGATTCACCTTCACAATGTATGAGATTGCATCGGAATCTATTGAGAATTCCACAATATCGGCAGTTTGGACACCCAAGTCAGATTGTATATCGTCGAGAATTTTTTTCGGTATAACCAAATTGAGAAAATCGTCAGGCACAGATCCTGGTTTGGGAAGAGCTCCGATATCAGGATGCATTGGGATCTGACCAGGAAGAATTCGCATTTTATCAAGAAGCCCATCAACTAAACAGTCGATCCCTTTTGACGTGCCTATATCTCCCCCTTTGGTCTCGATATCTCGATCGGCTTTTAATGCTATGTCCTCACCAAACAAGAATTCTTCGAGTAATTCCTGAGTTTTTGAATTGGATAAATTGTTAAAAAGAAATCTTTCAAGATAAACTCCCGTATCCCTTTGGTTATATGTCACACTTGTTGGAACCTTAATTGACATTCCAATTATTTCTTCATTTGATTTTCCAATGAGTCTCGGGTCATTTTGGATGAGTAAATCTATTCTATCTGGAGAACCAAAGTATTTCCTCGCAAGAATTTCAAGTGTCTCACCCGGTTTTACTTTAATGTATGAGGAATTCTGAGCCAAATTTTCATTATTTGCGAGCATTAAGATGGTAGAAATAGTCCCAAGTGCAATCTGAATATTTAGAACAGATAAAACAGCGGGATCTACAGCTGCTTCAATTTCGAAATCACTTACTGCTCCAGATGTAAGAACATTATCTAAAACTGAATTCGGAATTTCTTGCGCGTCAATCTCGGATTGTGAACTTGTTGTGCTTACTGGCACGATCGGTATATCAAGAGCTCCAATAGATGGGACGGTTTGATTCGGGAATAGAGATTGCATGAGTAATTCTTGAAACTGATTTGTCTTTTTCTTTAGTGGCCCACCTGCTTTGGAGATTGCGCGAAGTGATTCTTTGTTTGTCGCTTCGAAAGATTTTAGAGCATCTTTCATTCCTTCTGCTAAATTGGCAATATCGGAATATAGTTCAGTAATCCCTTTCAGGTAACTAAGCGGCCCAGATAAATCAGAAAGAAATTCTTCAAAAGTAACCAATACACCTGAAACCATTTGTTTAAGGTCTGGGAGTGGGGCTCGCCGATTCTTACCTCGGCCAGACTCATCTTTTACTCCGATGAAATTTAGATTCCAATACCAAGTATGGGGATCTTCTTTTGATTGTGATATTTTGAATCCATTCTTATCGAAAGCAACTTCCCAATGCGAATCACGGTCATAGTCATGAAAAATCATCTGGATCTCTTCCGAGTTAAAAGATTCCGTACCAAATGCAGATGCCACACTATATATATCAAAAGCATTTGGATAAAATGAACTGAAAGTCGGAACTCTAGATTTGAATTTTTCTTTTTCGCGAGCTTCCTGCATAAGGTATACCAAATCAAAGAAGTCTAAATAACCTGCCTTTTTAACGGGATTTAAATCTTCCAATTCTCCAAGAAGTGCATTCCCTACGCCTGCCAATCCTGGCATCGGTTTCCTAACTGGTTTCCCCGTATAATGCGCGTATATTTCTCCAGATAAGTTTATTTGGGAAATTCCATTCCCATTATCGACTACTTGCGCACCATTGTATGTCGGTGTCACAGAAACATTATAAGTGAATGTATGATCCATTCGGGAAAGGCCAAGTAGAAAGAAATACTCTCCCAAAGAGATATTAGGTCCGTATTTGACACGGGATAGAAATTCTACTGAATAAGCACCTGTGGCAGAATAACCACCAGTGTTATTTGTTACGCTCGTCGCAAGAGATCCCATTGGGGAATGGACAAAGCATCCATTCCCTCAGAAAATCAACTCATTTACATCAAAAATGCTTGCAAAATGAGTCCATTACTTCCCTTGTCACTTCCCATGTCTACGGCATATGCACCTCGAACATTTCTAGCTTATTTTTCCAATATTATGGCTTATATTGTTGGTGCAGGAGTTCGTCTTACTAATTGGAAGCCTGGTTCTCGGATCAGAACATTAGTAGAAGCAATCGCATTACAATTATCGAGAGGCGATGCTGAATTTTTTGCCGGATACCAATATGCAAGAGACAACGCTTGTTATGACTCGTTCAATTTCGGTTTGCTCCCAGGTAACAAGGCAACAGGATATATCCGGTATAATCATACAGGTCACACATCCAATATCGATATACCAGTATTTGCAATTTCACTTTTTGGAATTACCTATAAAACGATTCAACCTGCGACACTCCTCGTAGGGGATACTTCAGTTGATATTGATATAATTGCAGATGAGTTAGGGACCAAAGGGAATTTGGTACCTTTAGAAATAGACACGGATCAAGGGAAAGGTGAAATCTATAATCCAATTGATCCGAATGCCATTCTTACATATGATAGAATTTTTAATCCTGTAAATATAACAGGCGGTACAGACCAAGAATCAGAAGAATCAAGACAAGCGCGATGGCAAGAATTCATTACAAATCTTGCACGTTCAACTCTATCTGGTATTAGATCCGCAGTAAGGTCTGTCCCAGGAGTAGTGGACTCTTTCGTAACAGAAAATATTAACCCGTATACAGGTGACCCAGAAACAGGATGGATCAATGTTTATATTTCTGATGGAACAGGTAGTGTAGATCCATTGATTGTAGCAGCCGTTAGAAACAAAATCGATGGAATTGAAAGTACCGATGAACTTGGATACCGTGCAGGAGGGACGACATTATTTGTAGGAAATATCTTAATCCAAGCGGTAAACGTAGACTATGAACTTGATGTTTTGCTTACGAGTTCAGTTTCTAACTCAACATTTAAGTCACTAGTCGAGACTTCGATCTCGAATGCTGTGAACCGACTTTCAAACGGTTCGGATGTTTTGCTCGATTTAATGCGAGCAGCTGCACTAAATTCGCATCCAGATATTTTAAGGATTCGGTTTATAACTCCTACATCTGACGTCTCCGTACCTTCTGGATCACTACCAAAGATCGGTGGAACCGGAGGCGGAACCATTACGAACTCCGCCATCGATAGGATACCAAGGCCATGATATTCGATTATCTATCGCTTTTTGGTCGATTTGGTAAAGTTTTCAAAGCAATTCTTTACGACTCAGATAAAGCAGAAAAGCAAACTATTTCTAACATAAATGATATCAATAAAGGTGGGATTCATAATGCCATAGAATGGCATATGCGAGTCATTTATCGTTTATTGGATGAATTCCCGTTAACTCGCGCTAAAGGATTCTTACTGAGAGATTGGGGTAGATTTCTCGGAATCTTAAATGATGAAGGTTTGGGAGACGATGACTACCGAGCAAAAATCATCGCTAGATTATTATCAATCGTAGGTACTAAAAACATCATCAAAGGACTTATTCCAGAAACTTCAGATGTTTATTTAAGAGAAGGAAACCAAATGGGTTGGTTTTTAGATGTCTGTTATTTGGATACTCCAGCTTATCCAGACAAAATGGTTGGAGCTGCTTTTACATTCCAACACAATGCACTTTATATTTTATTTCGTACGATATATGACATCAATCTTCCTTTACTTAGGTCGATTTATGAACTGAAATCGGCCGGTATCGGGGTTTATGCTGGGACCATTGTTGAACTACCGACGCTGGCTCAGATTTATTTAGATTATGGATTCATAGATAGGGATTTTCTCGGAGAATAATATGCCAATAGTAACAGTACCAGTCACATCAAGTACTAGAAAAAAAACAATTTACAACCCCAATCAGAGGGTTAACTCCAAAACCGTTGGGAATATTCCTGGACTAGAAGATGATTTAGTTCTCTATCCAAAATCTATAGCTATGCTAATCAGGGAACTTTTTGGAGCGTTGCCTGCAGATAAACAATTCTTTAATGGGAATGTTGAGAGTTTTAATACAACGGAAATTGTAACAAAAGAAGGTGCCTATCTAGTTGGAGACGATATCTATTATCTTGAGGCATTGACTCTCGCTCCAACAGCAGCAGGCTTTTGGGGGTTTTTCGAAATTGAACTTGAATCAATTGATTCTGATCCAGCAAGTTTACAATTCTTTGACGTTTCTACTAATACGTTAAGCCAACAAACAGTCAATACACGGAAATCATTCAACATCAAAGTATATGAAAACTATAATACGACTGCCTCCTTCCCTACTCTCACTCCTGGTCGAATCAAATGGATTGAATTTAAGAAAGATGCCGCCTTTGGAAATATTATTGAAGTCACAAAGTTGCTTAACTCAGTTGTTTTCCCAAACGACAAATCAGGAACAGTGGCATTACTAGAAGACCAAACATTTATAGGACTAAATGATACACCCGGGAGCTATACAGGTCAGAAAGGTAGAGTTCCAGTTGTAAATCAATTAGAGAATGGGATTATCTTTCAGCAACAATTTGGATTGTTAGACTCAAAATGGAGTTCTAGAAAATTTAGTCCTTCACCTTCCGAACCTTGGTTTAGAAAAGATCTCGACCATACTTTTAACATTTCGAATTGGCCACTACTTGTTCCAGAATTAAGAAACACCAAGTGGGAATTTGGATCGACGAGCATTTTTAACGTAACTGGCTTCACGCCAGGAACAGTAACGAGACTTCAACTCGAAGACGCTCTCGTTGTTAGAAACTTGGTAAGGGCCCTACTTGAAGATTATCATTATTCAAAATCTTATACTGCATCAACGAATGCGGATACGGTTGATGATGATTCAGCCTTTTCAAATTGGGGAATGATTGTTAGAATTGTCACTGACATAGGAACAGGAATTAACGCACCTAAAGCAAATCAGGAATTCAGAATTCGTTATTTAACTTCGCTAGCAAACACTTTGTCTATAACAAATCGATTCATCTGTATCGATAAGGATACTTCGGCAAGTGCGACTACAGGATCTGGCACAATCGAAATCACACCTTATCGAATTGCCTCAGCAGGAGTTCCAAATCCAAATCAAGCACGATGGAGAAAGCGGCCCGAGTCTGGATTAATGACCCCTGGTTCAACCTTTTATTCCGGAACAGATTTAGTTGAAGTACCAGCTAATTCAAGGGTACGAGATAGAGCACACAAACACCGGCATTTTTTCGGATATGCTGATGGCGATAATTCACTAATAAATATTTCTCCACTAATTGGAGATGCAACAAGTATCTATGGGGATACGGCAAATAATTGGTCGAACAAAAACGTATTCGTGAATGACATGCGATCAACAGGAATTGATGGAGATATTCGTGGTGGCCCAAGCACCAGGGTAAGATCAGGAGTAGAATATTTATATGGGAATGGTGTAATTTACATCGCATGAGGTAAAAATGTATTATTTAGTTAAAAACGACAGAGTAGTTGATCAATCAGAGATTGAATCTGATTTACTTTTAATTTCAGAAAATGGGATGTTTATCACAGATTCTTGGCCACCAATTGGTAGAAAATATGAGAACGGAAGTTGGAGAGATAAAACTATTTCGGAGAAGACTGAAGATGGGGAAATCTCTCTCGAAAATCGAAGATCAATTCTAAAATCAGAAATCCTTAATTTTCTTTCCAATAAACTTGAGCAAGGTGTTCAATTTCAGGGATTTAATTTTCAAGCGAGGGAAGAAGATTTAATTCGGATGTCACTTGCAATTAAGAAAATTGAACTTGGAGGATCTTGGTCTGGTTTTTGGCGAGATAGCATAAACCAATGGAGAGAGCTAACATCAGAACAATTAAATGAACTAGCTCTCACTGCCGGGAATTTTTGGGAAACCTGTTTTCGCAAAGCACGTACTTTGATCGATGAATTACCATCGAAAAATAAAACTCAACTAGCAAATTTCAATATTCAGGCGGCTTGGGATGCGATCAATTAACAAGCTAATAAAGAATATCAAGTTCAATTCAAATTCTCATAAGGAAGAAAACTAAAATGACCTTTTGGGATTTTGCTCACTTGCATTTCTTTGAATTATTTTTTCTGTTACTCTCTGTAACTTTCATTTTTGCAATGATTTTCTGGTTTCTTGTATTTTTAATTAATAAGTATTCATTGAATCTCACTTCAAAATGGTTAAACTTAAAATCAGAAAAAATTCCTCTCTCGGAATATGTATCAAGAGATACGCTTGTATTTGGACAATTAAGTACACTAAGAGAATATTCGAATGCTGAAATTGCAGCAGTCTTTTCACTTCATAATGGTGGAAAATTCAATAACGGTATTTCAGTTCAAAAATGGTCACTGACTCATGATTGCTGTGCAGATGGATCCTTCCCTTTTTATGATAAAAGCTTAAAATACAGGGACCAACTAATTTCGCAAACAGATTGGGTAGCAAATGCGATTATTGAAGATTTATACTTTTTAGATATATCGACAATGCGTGAAACATCAGCGTGGCGCAGGGAATTTGTTCGCAATTCTATTGTTTCATGTGTATTTAAACTCGTTCAAACGAATGACGCGCAGGAACTTATTGTTGGGCTATTCTTCAGGGATAACGTAATCAATAAATCTACTTTTGATACTAAAAAGCTAATCGAATACTCTGACCGAATTTCTTCAATACTCAAAACAGGAATGGAAAACTTATGAATAAAATATTAAATTTACTTCTGCCAATTTTAAGATTAATCCTTAATCACGAAAAATTACAGAAACAATCAAATAATTGGAACGACTCCCCTATCGCTTCAAAGAAAACTGAGACATTACGATCTGAGATTCCAATCCCAGAAACCGTTGAGAAACCGTTATTTTTCCATCCAGTTCGAATTGTATCGGAAAGAGTTACATCATCTTATGGATATCGAACTTTGAACATCGATGGGAAAGCAGTAAGACAGTTTCACATAGGAACTGATTTCGGAGGTTCTGGACCGGTATATGCTGTGGAAGATTCGATTGTCGTGAGGGCTTTGGCGGCCGACAAAAAATTTCCGGTTAGATTTGCGAAACGCGATGGAACCTGGGTAGATCTTATCAAAGCAAAGGAAATCCCATCCGATCGTGCATGGACTCCATATGTGATTTTGAAAGGAATCCATACAGGGAATGAATACAAATACAAACACGTTGATCCATCTGTCGAAGTAGGCGCTGAGATAACAGCGGGTACTGAAGTCGGCAGGAGTGGGAATTTTGGATATTCAATGGGAGCTCATTTACACTTTGAAGTATGGGTAAATTCAAAGACAGTCGATCCACTGAAATATTTAAAATCCCTGGAACTAGTAAAATGAATTCTGTCGAAGCACTTGCGGAAGGATTTAGGATTTTGCGTCTGCATGAAAATCTTCCGCAAGAAGTAAAAGACCTCATGGAAACTCTGATTAGAACAAACTTCAAATTAGAGAAAGAAATTATAGAACTCAAAAAAGGAAAAAACAATGGTTGAATTTTTATCTTCGGCAATCCCTCAAGCAGTCACATCGACTATCTACATCGGTGCAGTCATTATTGTATCCCAGGCTGTCTTTCGATTTATCCCGATTAAAGCAGTTCTCTTGCACAAGAAAAGAATGGTATTTATCATCGCAACTTTGATTGCTATTCCTCCGAATGTTCTCTATTGGATTACAGCACCAGAAAACTTTCAATACTGTGTTGAATTTTCATTTGTACAAGACCCTGTTTGCACTGAACTACCTGGATGGACTCTTTCTCTATATCAGAGTGCATTTTTGTTTTTAAGTTATCTTCTTTCTCAATTTCTATACGATAAACTTGCTAGAAAAATGTTCGAGAAAGTTGGTTTTGTCCCAAAACCCATTGATGAGGAAACTCTATGAAACTAATCGATCGCTTAAGACTTTTAATTCAGGCACAGGCACCTGGACTCCTTTTCTGTGTGATTGGAATTCTAGTTATTCTGGTATTTCGCGAATCATTAAAAGACCTTTTTCATTCTCCGCGAATACCTGTGGTAATTCAAAACTCTGGCAAAAAGGCAAACTATGGGCCCGATATCACTTTTTTGGAGTGTTTGGGAATCCAACACTCCTGTATATATGACAACATTCGTTCTGAAACAGAAAAGTTTATCATTGAAAATTGCGAAGATGAAAACTTTTGCACGTTAGAAATATCGAATAATAAAAACAGGAAACGAAAATGAAACCATTTCTGATCTTTATATTTTTACTCTGTGCTTGCTCAACACCGCCTAAGAAAATTGAATACTCACCTTCTTCACAGACTGGATGCATAAAAATTCAAGAAGTAAAAGCAAGACTTACCTGTATAGGTCGACTAGTTAAACAACTAGAAGGTATCCACAACGCAGTGATCTCTGTAGAAGTTGAGAATTTGGAAAGAATAGATTCCGAATATGTAAACACGAAAGAAACCTATTGTTTCACTTCACAGGACACTGGCGAAAAATATTTGTGCTTTGAAACTCAAGTTGCAAAATATGATCCGACAACACTGGGGAAGATTTATTCGTTTGGAGTAAAATTTGGGTTTGGATTCTTATTTGGAATAGTTACTGGTATCGGAATTTCAAATTAAATTTACCTAAGTCTCAAATGGGATTTAGCTCTTTCGGAGGATAGAACCCCTCTATCTCCGGGAGTGTTGCTGTAAAAAACCATGAAAAGATAATTACAGAATTGGTTTCCTTATCGACGGATATTTTAATCAATTCGCGCTCAATTCCATCATAAGTTCGGAATACCATACCTGCTGCAGGTATCACTTTATTGAATTCATTTATTGTCATTTGGTAAATCCTGAAAACTTGCTTCTACTAAATATTGATACACTAAACCATTGGCGTTTGGGTCCTTAAAGTAGAGTTGCATTTTGACTCCAATAAGCGGCATACTCTGATCAATGGACGCATGTAATTTTCCATTTTCAAGTGTAAGACCCATCCCTTTGAATACCTTTTCCAATTGTATATATGCCTCGCGAGAACCTTCTATCCCAAGCAACGCATCCATTTCTTTTTTATTTTGCCACGTATTGTCCATCGATCACCCTCTGCATTCTATCAGCTATTTCGAAAAATTCCTTTTTGATCCAATAACTAACTCTTTCCTCCACACATAAAAGTTCATATTCCGAATGGCATTTCCAGCATTGGCAAACGATTAAGTTTTTATCGCATGGGTTATTTTGTTTATACAACGCATACTTTTTGAATAAATGGCTCGGAGTTAAATACAATACACTCTTACAGGTAATACAAAATTGTGCCTTTTCAGATTGCATGAATTCTCGCATCGCAGTTTTGATTTCTATCGTACGTCGGTGCATTATGTTATAAACACAAAAGGGTAACCAATATAAGTTTTATTCGCAGGGTTTTCGGAGGGTAGATTATCGGATGATTAGAAGATTGCCATTGGTCGCCTTCTTTTGTTGGGTCTAGGAAATAATCCCCACTTGTCCTAGATGTTCCGTGTATTACATTAGGTGGATCATTTTGCGCGCCAGTTATTGCTTGGTGTCTATTGCATTGGTTTATCATGCCTATGTCTTTCTCTGTTGCACCCTTCACCTTATACTCCTTACCTGTTTGTTGTGATACATACTCTGTTTAGATGTGGTCATACAAAAAAGTCCCATTTAAAAAATCTAATTCCTCGACCAGATAAATCCAATGTGATTATTATGAAATACAAACCCAAGATTCCGTTTTGTTTGTCAAAATGAAACTTTCTGTAATCACAATTTGTTAGACTAAAAAATAATTTGCTCATCCTTCCCCCTCCACTAGTTCAGATAGGTTGGTTTTGGTGAAATCAGATTGGTGAATAACAGTATTTTCCCTTCCCCATATTGGTAACTGCCTTCTGTTTGTTGTTCGTCTTGAACATAATCTAACTCTCGTTTACGTTTATTCACAGCTTCTATCAATCTCTGTTTAGGTGTGGGGTTGGTCATTGGTTATGCTCATCTGAAGTAAAATGCCTAGCGATAACAAAAAACCAAAAAACAAGTGATAGGCTCCAATCTGTAACAGATACATCTTCGCCATATCTGAATTGTTTTGCGGAATACAAACCCAGTAAAAACGTTACGACAATCAAACCTAATAAGTTAATTATTTTTGTCTTCATCCTTCCCCCTCCACTAGTTCAGATAGATTGCATTTGGTGAAATCTTGCTGATAGATATTTGAATACTTCGTGATTTCTTTCCTTTGCAAATGAGGGAACCCTAAATGATCGTTCCATTCATATAGATCCTTTATCTCATCTAGAAAGGCTCGTTCGTTTTTGGAACAGGTGGGTGGCATGATTTTGCGTAAAGATTCTTCAAACAAGCTATAATTAAATGTGCCATCATCGTAACAATACGAGTTTGCCAGATTACAAATTTCAGTTATTAGATTTTCCATCTTCTCTCACTCTCCTTGAATTACTTTTTGTAGGTCGGCGATAAATTTACTCTGCCAAATAATCACACCGCAATCATTGCTAGTTATACATTCGTCGGTAGTGCCAATATTGACTTTTCTATAATTAAACTTCTCCACTTCATCCAAAAACTTCCTTTGTTCTTCTCCGCAAGTAGGACGGGAAGCGAGTTGCCATTCCATGAATTCCTTAGTGTAGCCGTAAAAACACGGCCCTTCCCAAATCTCGGCTCGTTTGCCTGGGTTATCTGCTTCGTATTGTTGTATTAGTTTATTTAGTTGGTTCATTTGTTAGCCTTATGATTTCCTGGTTAATACTTGAACTAAAATTTCCAATTCTTCTACTGTCTGTATATCAGAATCATAATATCCTGCAAGTTTCAAATCCCCTGGTTCACCTCGCAAAGTTAAATATTGCCCAGTGCGACTATTCAATGTCCAGATATCCATCCCAGCCCATTGATCCTGACCACCAGCTCCGAATCTTTTATATACAAACCCTTTATCAATTAAGTGTTGTTTGGTTATTTTCTCACTCATACAATCCTCATCCAATGACCGTCTAGTTCAAACACACAATCAAGGCTTCTCCATTTAACAATGATTCCTTCCTTGGCTATGCAATGGACATTCCCTCTGTCAAAGTCTCCGTTGTGAATAAAGTTTACATCTACCCCAAACGGCGGTATCCACTCACTTAATGGTATCCGTTTATCAAATGGTATCCCGTCTAGGCTGTCAAGGATGCGGTAGGTTTTGTGGGGGTAATTCCAAATCTTGTAATCATCTTTCCCAGAAACCTTGAGAGCATTCGCAATATCTATAAATGATGGGCCGTCATCTAGGCTATCGTGAATCATGCTAGCACGTAGTTTGGGGTCTACCTCAACTTTATATTCCTTCCCTGTCTGTTTAGCTACATATTCTAGGAATTCAGTGGGGGATTCGGTGATGGTGTAGCCGTTGTTTTGGTACCAGTCTTTAGTTTGATAACCAATATGCTTGTAATCCCCTAGCCATCCGTAACCAACAAATTCAAATAATGCCATTTCTGCATCTGGCACATTCTTAACTAACCATTCCCGATCCCCATCATTCAACCAGCCGACTTCTATCGCCATACCTTTTATGGTTGTTTCCTTTTTGGAAATATCCACTTCAAACGTCGGCTTAGGTAGTCCTAGTATCTCCGCCACACGTTCGCAGAATTCAGTTCCTGTTTTGACTTCAACTATCCCACAAGCACGCAACCCGAGAAAATCTTCTCTTTTGCCGCAAGTAAATGTTGGAGAATCGCAATACCCGAAAGCCAAAATAGGTTCATTAAGTTCCCTACTTGAAAACTTGACTTTTGGCCATCCAGGTGCAGTATTCCACGTCGCCCCGCACCCATCCAACCACTCTGCATGGTGGGGTAGTATGTTCTCTCGCTCTGTGTATATGCTGTTCATGGTTCTACCCTCTCAACTTGGTATCTGTCAAACTTCAATTCAATCATATCTTTTTTAAGTTTTACTAATGCTCTTTGTTGGACCACGAAATCGCTTTCGTCTACGTTTGCATTTACACCAACCGTCTTAATGGTCCGGCCCTCTCGAATAAAATTTACATTACAAAAATGGTAACTCATGCCTCTTCCCCCTCAAAATGGTGTTTGTTCTTTGCCGTAGTTTCGGCAAGCATCGACGTTGACTCGAAACTTGTATTGGCGTTTACCCGTTTCTTTGTTCTCCCAGGAGTTCTGGTCGAGTTCGCCCGTGACCATAATCAGATCATTTTCTTCCACTTTATCAAGTGCGGAGTTCCAACACTCAAGATCAATATAGTATCCTTTATCTGATTTAAGATTCACAGCGATGATTCTTTTACCTGAGTTCGTGGTGCGTTCGGTCTTTGATTTTGCAGTACCGCCGATGATGATGGTAGCGATTGCTTTGTGTCTTTTTTTCGTTCATCAGGAATTCCTTCATACACTTCCTTTAATCGATCTCTGATGTGAAGCCTTCGAAGTAGACTATACATTAAAGAATGTTCTGCTTTGACGTTGTACTCAAATGAAGGCAAAGTTATGTTTGTTTTTTCTCTTCCATAGACACATCTTGCCTTTCCCTTATCGTTGACTTCCACCAATCCCCATCCATCTGGTAATTCTGGAATTCTTATTACATCTTTTGGAGCCAAATAAAAACGATACCTACCCATTCCCAATCTAGGATGCTGCCTAAAATACTTTTTCTTGTCGGAAAGAAAATCAGATCTTGAAGTTTTGCATTCAATTAATACCGAAAATCCTTGAGATCCAAAGCCAATAACATCGGGAATCTCATTCGTATTCGAAACAGCCGATATTTCTTTCACTGCTATACCGCACGATGTGTTATTCAAAACCCACCGGTAAGCAATTTCAACTAATTCCCGATGAGTGAATCTTTTCACAGCATTAATCATCTCGGCATTCTTAATCATTAACTGCGGAAGACATTACCAGTAGGAAATGGTGAACGTTATCGAAAACCACGACAGTGCCATCATCCTTATTAACTGAAAAATTTTGCTCTGTTGAAACACTCATTGCCCTGGCAGATTCTACAAGACATCGATTGTAAAGTTTGCATAAATTTGGATCTTTTGCGTAGCTCTTCATTCTATTCCCCTCTCCCATTCTCAAACAATGTCCAATAAATCAACTTCCCCTCGAAAGGCTTATTAAACCATCTCCAGAAATCTTCTAATGAATCGAAGCCATCATTCCTAGCGAATGCCAACACACCATCTCCTCGATAAACAATTCCTGAGCCATGCTCGATGAAGACTCTTTCCTTTTCGGGATTGATGATTAGCTTTGGAGTTTGAGTACATCTTCCAAGTGCGAACTGTTTATACTTCTTAGTTCGAACACCAATCGAAAACTGAATGATTCTGCCAGGCTTCCATCGGTCATGCTCATCGATTCGAGCAGTGTGGATCTTTCTTCCATCGAGAATCTTTTGTGGGAAGTGTGTGAATTTCGGTTCCTTCCCTCCCCAAGGGAAAACTGTTGAGAATCCTAGAATCATTATTTTGTGACCGAATCTCTTGATGAATCAAAGACGGTTGGCTTCCCAACCCATGCACCAATTACAAAAAATACGAGAGCCGTGACACTCCCTACTAACAAATAATTTATAAGCAATTGGCTCTTGTAGATTAAGATAACTTCTTTCATATTGCTAACTCGGCACATGGAGTGTGCATTGAAACTAGTTCATTAAGTCTTTTAATTTCCAGATCTTTTTCCTGAAGTTTTCGCTCCAAGATTCTGTATTTTACCGAATGAATATATTCCACGCCTTTGATGATCACGAATTCTTGCATTTGGTTCTCCTTTGTTTTCCGAAAAAGTCGGGGAATAAATCCCCCGGGTTAAAATGTTGTTTATGCTACAGCTAATGAATCCTCAGTATTGATCCTTTTAGTTCTCTTTTTTGCAGGTTTTACTATTTGATCCGACACTTCTTCTTGAGGAAATTGTTGGATTGCTTCCAATCCTCTCGGTTTATCAGTTCGAGGAGAATTAATTTCGGAACGCTTCTTAACGGCTGATTTCTTTTTGACAGCGGGGTTCTTCCCTGATTTTTTTCTTTTTGTTTCAGAATCTAGAAAAATGGATCCAATTCTTCTAAATCTCCAAGATTCAAAAGGGAAGATATAACAATTGCCGTTACTATGCTGAACAAGAAGGTTTATATCACAGTTTATTTTGGGATCGATATTACTTTGATTTCCTGGAAATTTGGGTATGTCGAAGCCTACTACGATAGCTTGCTCCCCAATTAACGGAAGTCCTTGCGCTTTGCATTCCGGAATCCATTCAAGAATGTCTCCGTTTTTAAATTTCTTTTTTTTCGTTAAATATTCTTTCGCTGCGGTATAGACAACTGTATTGTCTCGTTTGACACTTACTTGATCAGTCTTTCTTGGAGTTTCCTTCCCAAGGTTTACGATATTAATCCATAAGGTAGCGAACCATACCACTACTCGATTCCATTTTTCTCTTACTTTACTCATTTTATTTTATTCTCCTTTTTTAAAAATAAAAACTATCCAATTAGGATTTGAGGCTGTTTACCATCTAGGTAAGCCTGCTTAACTTTCGGGATTACCTCCTCTGCTACTGTGCTTCCATTTGGCATTACAATGTATGGAAGAAACTCTTCATCAAATGTCGCTATTCCACATTCCAGCATCTCAAGCTTTGCTTTTATGGCCAAGCTAAGTGCTCGCCATCTTTGTCTAATCCCTTGCTCGTAAGCTTCTTCAATCTGATTTGGCTTTCGCGCCCTTCCGGTTTCCGTTTTCGAGAAATCTGATTTTGGCGGTAGCGGTAAGAGAAACTTAACCTTTCTGCCCTCCATACTAAAAAGGATCATTGCTTGGTTATCATTCCAACCTGAGACGAACTCTTTAGCTCCATATTTTCGAAGAGTTTTCTCAATCTCGGATTTTGATCTGTCAGAGGATACCTCTGTGTTCTCAGCATATTTTCCTTTCATACTGCTATCTCCTGAAATAAAGTTGGATGAAGATTCTGTGAAACCAAAGGACTTAAATAAAGTGCCTCTACTCTTTCGTTAGAATTTCTCGTTTTTCTTTTTTGCATTGAGTTTGCTAAGGTACTTTTCGTAACTACTTCCCATCCAGAAAAGATTTCGTCATAAACTGGATGAGGATAATGGCTAACAACGGCCATACCTTTGATTTTTGTTAATGTCTCAAGAACACTTACATGTTGTTCAACTTGAGAAAATTCCTTGGTATATAAGTTCTTTGTATTCCTGGATTCTGCTAAATAAGGTAAATCAAGATAAAACAAGGTGCCTTCTGAATCATAGATCTTGGTCAACTCAATAGCATTTTTTTCCAATATGAAAACTCCTCTCAATCTATCGGAAATTTTATAGAGGTGTTTGATTTTGGAAAACAAACGTGCTGGATTGTGGCCACCTTCCTCGGCAAGATTACCTTTTGCACGAAAATCGATATTTGATTTGCGAACATCATTTGCTCGCATCGACATCCAACAGATTGTATAGAATTTCCAAGCGCGATCGATGGGGTCTTCAGTCGAATCAATCGTTTCCAAAGCATACTTCAGGGATTTTTCTGAGTAAGGAGTGAGACTTATTTTTCTAATAAGTTTTTTGGGTTCATCTCTTAAAACGGAAAAGAATGTTGTGATATTCCCATCTAAATCATTGGCTACTTCTACTTTTGAGCGATCTTTCGAAAGTAGAACGCTACTCGCTCCACAAGACATTTCAACGTAGACTTGATGTTTTGGAAAATGAGAAAGTATCCATTCTCGAAGTCTGAATTTCCCACCATTATATTTTAATGCCGGTCGATTCATGCTGCATCCTTCTGTAGAAAACCACACATGGTTTTCATTTTTTCAGTATGAAGTTCTTTTGGGAATTTGTTCAAATCCAAAGGAGGAACGTAGGCTTTCAGTTTTTTCAACCTCCGAACGAAAAATAAAATTCGTTCTTCGAGACTACCACCACCAACTGCAACTAGATTCCCGCAATGTTCCAAAAGAAATGCCTCCGGGTTTTCGCTGAAATTATTCTTAGGATTTAGTGAATTTGTGGCCAATTGCTGCATCGAATTCCTCCAATATTCTGATAGATTCGGGATCCCGATCTAAATCATATTCTGTGCGTTTAACATAAACAGAGGCCGAGACATTTTGTATTCGAACTTCTGTTTTCGGTTCTTCCATCGGCAGCACATCCGTAGGTTTTGACGCACTGTAAACCAATGCCTTATTTCTTGCGGGTCTATCTGCCTTAATCCAGCCTTCCTTCCGAAGCCACCGGAGAATGTATTCTACTCTAGCATAGGTCCATCTTTTCTGTGAAAGTGGAGTGTTCTCGTTTGCAATCTCTACTATCTTATTGATGCGTCCAGACCAGGATCCCTGGTTCCCAATTTTAAAAAGCAGGAGACCATATATGAAAAGTTTATTCGGACACCTAATGTAAAGAGGAGCCGACAACGGCATTTTCGACCAATACTCATTTGGCTTAATCTCAGTCTGGGATTTAGGTAAATTTTTCATTTGGAATTCCTTAGAACTTTTTCGGCGCTCCATCCGTTGTTAGCAAAGATAGAAATTACAAGAGACGCACTCGCGACAGACATCTTCTCTGTATTTATAACTTTAAGTTTTGCTAAGATCTCTTTTTGTTTGGAAGTGATTGAGCCTTCAGCATTACTTAGCCTTCTTCCCTCATATTCAAGATCTAATTCCTTATCATACGCCTTGCCTTTGAGCTCTAATAACGCGAAAGGATCATAATACGTTGAACCGTATTGAACAATTTTCACGCTATCGAGAGCTGATTTTCTTAAGTTCTCTTTTGCAAGATCTAACAACTCGAGCATGTAGTAGTTTGGTTTCAGTGAACTAAGTCTTTCAGCCTCTTTCCGAACATCTGGGCTATAATGCTCTGTGATAAAGAGATCGAATGGTTTTACCAATTGGTGTTGATTAGCTTGGTACCCAAATTCAACCAATAAACAATGAGATTTACCGGGAGATAAACGGGTGCCTCTCCCAACCATTTGCGAATACTTTGTTCTCGATTTTGTAGGACAAGCGATGACTACGGCCTCAATTTCAGGGCAATCAAATCCTTCCGTGAAAAGAGCACAGTTCAATAAGTGAGTAATTTCTCCCCTTCGGAATTGTGAAATTGCGTATCTTCTTTCCTCAACACTAGATTCTGCAGATAACGCCTTTGCTTTGATGCCGTTTTCTTTGAGTATTGCTTCAAGCATTACCGCCATTCGGACAGAAACAGTGAAAACGATAGTTCTACGCCCGATTGTTTCTTTAAGCACACCCTCGGCAATATTGAGAATTTTGGAAGACATCACATCATCAAGTGCTCCTTGATCCAAGTCTCCGGCTACAGTTCGAATTCCTGATAAATCAATATCACAGTCAACCTTGACTCCTATCAAATTGCACAGGTTCCCGTCTTTAATTGCCTCCAGCAAAGAATAGTTATAAGCAATATCCGAGAAAATACTCTTTAAGCCACCACCTTTGGCACCATCGGGAGTTGCTGTTAAACCAACAACATTAGAACGAAACCTTGATTGAAAGAACTCAATGATTGTTTGGTAAGAGTCAGCTGTTGCATGATGGCATTCGTCAATAATAATGTCATCTATTCTGAAATCAGAGAACCTTGAATCTAGTCTGGATTTCCTGAGCGTAGGTACAGATCCAACAATTACATTCTCAGTCAGATCGGCGCGGTGTTCAGCTCTTTCTAAGCCACTATTAATTTGGCAAATATTGTCGATCTGCGATTTTGCTTGATCAATCAACTCTTCTCGATGGGCAAGCCATAGAATTTTTTTCCCACGGGAAATTCTTTCTTTGATAATAGACGAACCAACGACCGTTTTCCCTGTACCGGTGGCCATAATTATCAAGGGATTCTTCCCTTCTTCTAATAAGCGCACTGCGTTCCCTACCGCCTTCGATTGGTAGGATTTCAGTTTGTAATGGGACTCAGGTTTTTGGAATAAAGATGGTTCAGCACTCATAACTCACCTGCAAAGCCATTCATACACTTGTTACAAGGTGCTGGTGTTCCTTTCGGATCATAGTTACCATTTTTATCGATGGTAACTTGTGTAGTGCCGTGACAGTGAGAGCACCTCTTTGCCACATCAATACACCAAGAACGGAGTTTTTTCATTACTGATTCATGCTCGTGCCAAAGTTTTAAAAAATCCTTTCCTGGATTCGGAATAAAAGCGTTAAAGGATCTATGGAAATTGATAGTTTCATCAAGGTGAACTGCCAATACTCCTGAAATTTTGTCCCAATTGTTTGGAGCGTTTTCATAAGCTCCCTCGATCTTCACAGTTTTAGATTTCGGTGTTTTCTTTTTCTCTTCCTTCTTCTTGGTTGCCTGACGTATTGACTTTTCACCTGCTTTGACTTTCTCAAATTCGGCAGGGTTTTCTTTTTTTAGCTTCTTTGCTTTTTCCACGTATTTTTCATTCGTATCGAAAAGTTGTGCGGCCTTTTGAGTGGAACGACCTTTTTCAGAATCTGTTTTCTTACCAGCTTCCTTCCTTGCTTTGGCCGCCTCTTCCAACAGAGGTAAATATTCACTTGCAAGGGTTGCCTTTTGTGAGGCCGTTAAGTTTCTCCGAATGTTCGCTCGCAGAATAAATGTAAGCGCATCCTCTTTATTGCCTTTGAAAACCTTTGTTGTGAATCTTTTCCCTGCTTGAACTGATGCTAAGTATCTATTCCATCCATCAATGATTTTACCTTCAAAGAGAATGATAGGGTTCGTAGTATCGAAACCATTTCTATGAATTGATTCAACAAGTTCTTTAAACTCTGTCGGATTCATTTGAGGATAAAGATTAAATTCGTGTCTGTCTAATTTTTGTTGTTCCATAATATTTATATGTCTCTTGTTAGGATAAAAAGTTACGAGGTGTATTCTTAATAACACTTACACCTGATTTTGAAGGTATTTTTCGATTCCCGAAATAATAACCAAAGGAAAAACTTAAAAGGCACATCAATAGTCCACACAAAATCAATTCCATTTTATTCACCTACGCTACGATATTCAATCTTTGAAAAGGTTTATGTTCAGAAAGCCTTTGACTCAGAAGAGCAATATTCTTTTCTCTTAATTCATCGATCATCTTATCGCGTTGTTCGATCTGATAAAGAAGGTAGTCAATTTGTTTCCTATTAAGACTTGCGTTTGAACGTAGATCTCGAATGCAATTCAAAAGCCGGATCACAAATTTTTTACGAGGGTTAGTTGGCTTTTTTTTGCCAACTAATTCCATGAGGTCTTTTGCTTGAAAGTTCATTTTAGAAAACCATCCCTGTAGCATCTGAAGTTAATTTCGCAATTTTGCCTTCTCCAACTCTAAAAACCGCATCAGCTAAACCCTGGATTTCAGGTTTATGGGAAACAAAAATCACCTGTTTGAAACCACCTAGCTGCATAGCTTTATCTAACATTTTTTGATAAAGTTTGGCGTTATCGGGAGTGAGGCCACCATCTGCTTCATCACGAATCAATGTCTCGATGGCCTTCCCAGTTTTTTGGATCTTATAGACGGCCACCCCAAGCGAGATCCCTTCCTTTATAATGGCTTCCTGGCCGCCAGATTTGTTATCCACAAAAGTTTCTTCTCCTGATTCTTCATCGTATACAGCGATGGAAAAATCTTCTTTTACTGTTCCTTTCCCTGTTTCTTTCGTTGTTTTGAACGATACCTGGAATCTTGATCCATAACATTCAGAAAGAACTTCATTTATTGTTGCTGAAATCTCTGGTCCACTCGCATCGAGTTTAAGGGCTCTTACGCCTTTCGGTGACAAACCTTCGCAAAGATTTTTAAGTCGAGTTAGCCGATCCAATTTACCATCGATCCCGAGAGTAGCCATCTTTGACTTCGCATTATCGATGATCTCAAGTTTTGATTCCAGTTTTGAGATTTCGGAGATTAAGGTATCCCTTTCTCTGGATAATTCATTCCTTTTGAATTCTAGTTCTGAGATTTGAGACTCGAGTTTTTGGATCTTTTCGGCCTCTTCTTCTTCATCGGAAATAAGAGCTTCTACACTCATTAGCAGACCTTCCAACTCATTCTTTTTAGAAGTTCGTTGATCGAATCTTTCATCGTATTCCTTGATTCTCTCCTCGGCTACCGCAAGGTGAGATGCTCGATTTACTAAAGGTTTCAGCTGTTCGATTTGAGCAGAAATTTCTTTTAGAGTAGCTTTGTGCTTATCAATTGTTTCCTTGATACTTTTAATTGAGTCAAGGGACTTGAGGTTTTCTGAAAGGTTAAATCGATCTTCATCAATTTTCTTGATATCATTTTTGATAGAGTCGAATTCTGTGAGTTTTTCTTGTAGAGTTGCCTCTGTCTTTTTTTCTTCTGTTTCGAGCTCTTTAATTTTTGACTTCGCTGAAATTGCATCTGCTAGCAACAAGCAAGCCTCATTCAACTTTTTACCAGAAATCTCGACACCGTTACATGGGACCTGCTCCAAAAGTGCAGACTTATTTTTAGCTTCGGAAATCTTATTGGAAAGTATCGAAAGTTTGCTTTTCAATCCACTGATAGATTCATTAAGAAAATCCAAGCACTTTTGGTTTTCCTTCTTGGTAGAATCTAAAAATTTAATTTCCCTATGGATAGATTCGTTCGATTTTTCAATCTCTTGAGATTTTGCCTCATATTCTGTTGCCAATTCAGATATTTGAGAATCGAAACTATCATATTTTTCAGTGAGTAGTTTCTCAGATTCTACTGCTGCTTTAATCTTTTCTGCTTGGTCCCTTAGAAGTAAGTTGTTGGCTCTCCTTTCGGAAATGTCTGATAATTCATCGGAAATTGTTTTAATTTCTCCAATATAGTTCTTCTTTTTTTCCAATAAAGAGCTGAGATCCTTGGATCCTGATTTAAGAGTATTCAAGGAGTCTTTAAGTGTAGAGATTTCCTGATTATTCTCAGTTAGTTTGCTATCTATCGAGTCCTTCGCTTTCTTTTTAATTTGGAAAGATTCCTCAATGGCCTTTTCTTCCAGAATTGATTCGCGATAGTTTTTCGCTAATATCTCATCTGCAGAAATCTCCTGTTCCAATTCTTTTCGTTTCGAATCAATAACTGAAAACTCAGAATCATACTCATGAAATCCGAGAAGGTTTCCAAGTAGTTCTCTTGCACCTGCCTGGTCCAATGATACAAGGTGGCCCTTCCCTTTTTGTGAATGGTAAAGAGCTGAAAGAAAAAGATCCTCTGGAAGGTCCGTGTGTTCTAAGAACTTTTCGGCAAATTCCTTTGACTTCCCCTCGGTAACTGCCACTCCATTTACGTATAGATATGGCTTTTGAGTTTTCGCGATTGGATCAATAAGTCGTTTTACTAAAATTTCTTTCCCGTTGATCAAAGCTTTCACTTCGATGTAAGAAGACTTGTCTTTGAAACAACCATAAATAGCACCCTCTTCCCTACCCGATTCCGATCTTCTATTTGGAGTAACTCCATAGAAAGCCATGGCAATTGTATCAAGAAGAGTGGTTTTTCCGGACCCGTTGTCACCAACGATTGCGACCTTCCCATCATCTCCTGGTCTCCAAACAATTTCTTCCGGGAAAGGAATTGAACCTTTGTTTTTGATTTCTATAATTTTCATACTGCGACCTCTGCTTTGGTTTCTATTTCAGAGAGGATTTGTTTTCTCTCATTCAAATGAGCTTCAATATTAGCTTCGCTCATTCCTTTACTTTGAAAGTAAATTCTCAATGAACCTTCGATATCATTGGCTTTTGCGATTTCTTCGTTTCGAATTGCGACAGTAATATTAGTCGTTTTCTCAATTTTTACTTCTGGATCGATCGCAGTGAGTTTTTCCTTTAGATCCTTTGGGACAGTATGTGAAAGTTCCTTCGTAACATTGTACCGAAAGCGGATTTTTGATTTTTCTTGAGAGAGGGAATCGAGGTTGATTTGTTCCCCTGATTCATCCAGGAATCTTTCTCCATCCCAAGTTGCATTGAAAGACTTCATCGGTTCTGGATCGAGAGAGAAGAACTCTGGCTCTGGTGCCCAAGATCCATCCCAAGACCAAATCAAAAGTCCTTTGTCATCGAGACTTTCTCCCCAAGTTTGGCGAGTTATAGATCCAGGATACCAAACGTTCCTTCCTACTTTTTGAACTTTGTGGTAATGACCACCAACTACCGGACAACCAAATGTTTCGAGAAGACCTAATGGAAGGTGGATCCCGTTAAGTTTCGGAATCTTGTCATTGTCGAGTTTTGCACCTGAGATAGTTCCATGGAAAGGAACAAAAGAAGGCATGTCGCTTGTTTGGATCTTGTTGTAGTACGAATCCAGAAGATCCATGAACGCATTCGTTCCCTTCTCACCGAGTTGTTCAATGCTCTTTGACTGTAATGCCAACGCACCTGCAGAAAAGTGTGGAATGGTTAGAAATTGAAACCAGCTTCCATTCTCTGCTCCCCCAAGGTATAAGTTGATTGTTTCTGGTCTTTCCGAAACATAACTCGCTCGTGACTCGCGATCATTGTAAACCATCAAATCTTTTGGTTTGTCATGGTTCCCTCGGATGATCAATTTTGGGAACGTTGGATGGAACGAATCCAAGAAATTTCTGAAAACTAGCCTTTGCTCTTCCGTAGAAACATCTTCAAAGATATCACCAGCAATGATGACCATATCTACATTTTCACGATCGAGAATTTCCGAAGCCTTCATCAAAGCCTTCGCCTCTTTCGAATCCAACCCACCTTGAAGATGGATATCTGCGATTATTCCAATTTTTACGCTCATAGTTTTGGCTCCTTTGGATTCAATTCCCGATATTTGTTTGCGAGCAATGTTTTCAATCCGAGAAAAACCAATTCGTCTCCGATGATATCTTGAGAGAGCTCATCGCGAAGATCATCCCAACGTTGTTGAGTGTTGCACTCCTTGATCCAGGCCTTGAATTCTTCTGCGGTGTAAGGCTTCTCTTGAGGTGCGCTAGGTTCATCGCCATAAAGGTTGGAAGTGGCAACCGTAGCGGCACCCTCCACTGTTTTTACTTTATTTTCCGATTGCACGCTTCCTTCCTTTGCAACGGCTCGAACACACATCCACATTTTTTTAGCCTCAGATTTTCCCATGGCAGTCGGAATAGAGAGAAGATGTTTGATTGCATTCCTTTTGGCCTTGCCATCGACACTTTCGTGAATGTGAGCTTGAACCTTGCCATATTGATTAATAATGGGGAGACACTTGCCAACTGGAGGAGATTCTATTTTTGTTCCATCCGGAAGAGTAAGCGAAGCAACATATAGAATTCTCAAATGAGGAACTTTGTTTAAAGAAATCTCTTCTTCCACAACTTTCTCCAATCTGATACCAACTGCTTGTCCGATGTTGACAATCTTTTCGGATTTAATCATGACTTGCCCTGGTCTCAATTTGACCTCAGCTGCATTCTTCTCATCCCAAAGATCTTCATCTGTAATCTCAATAAATTGCGGATGGAGAGTGATTCCTTCGGGAAGTTGGTTCATCAAAAACTGTGAGAACATCACAATATTGTATTTTTCCTTCGGAAACTTTTCGCGAAGAGCCTCTAACTTCTTAAGCGGATCCGTTATATAAGCTCGCGGATTGATTTCACCATTAGATAGCAAAATCGAATTTTCAGTGGTGGCTATTTCAGACATGCTGTAACTCCATTTCAAACTTTTGATTAAATTCCATTTCCAGTTCGTAGGTATTGTAACCATATTCCTGGAGTACTTCGATTGCTTCGGAATGGTGATACTTCTGATCAATTAAGATTTCATATACATTCCTTACGGAAAATATTTCTTGATCGATCTCACGAGATAAACTTTCAGATTTAAGCATCTCTAACTTCTCCTTTTAAATTTTTGTTGACTTGTATTTTAAAAAATAGAGAAGTGAGTTTAGCTAAAACGTTTCTTCTCTAGAAAAAGCTATCAGGCAGTCAACCTGGTAGCTTTTTTTTCATCTAAATACACTGGTGTTCCCTTTAACTTACTTTTATAGTGAGTCTCGAAAACCTCTTTTGACATCTCGCCTAACAGAAACCCATCTTCCGATAAGCGGATATTCCCATTTTCCATTAACTTGACGATTGTCTTCGTTTCTTTAAGCACCACGTCTCTTCTCCTTACTTATACCGTGCTTATAAGTTCTCGCAGGTTTGACCGCGAATTTTCTACCATGCTTCACTCCGAGTTCTTCCAATCTCATCAGAATAGATGGGTTATTGGATTTGCCTTTGATCGTGTTTTTAACCTGCAACAGAGATACTCCACCTACCCGAAGGAAGACATCATACTCATTGAATCCAATTCTTGAAAGTTCGGTTTGAATTTGCTTTGGTGACATTTGTTTAGTTTTCATGCGGTTAACCTATTTACAGCCCGTCTGGAATCCAAGAGTGGATCTACATAGTCTCGATCTAAATAAATGCCATGCTTTTCAAACCAGAGAGCGATGTCTGGATTGTGTCGGGTCCCTTGAATAAAGGCCGACACAAGTTGCTTAGATTTCCCGGTTTCATGCGCTATCATCTCTTGGTTTTTTCCCAAGAGAGATATCATCCTATTGATCAGATCCGGATCGTCAGGGAAAGGTCGTCGTGGGCCAAGAGACATAGTTAAAAGCTCGTTGTAATCTGCTTGTATCTCTGCACTGCTCATGTAATTTTAAATCCTCTAGTGGTTAAAAACCACGATAGATAAGAATATAAAGGGAGCCTATATTTTGGCAACTACTTATTTTATAGGATACCTATATTTATTATGACCACTGTTCGTGTTAGATTTTTCGAGATGTTCTCGGAATTGAAATCCGAAGGATATACACAGGTCAAAATTGCGGAGGCACTTGGGATATCCCAAGCATCTGTTAGTGGGTATATTAGAGGAGAGCACGAGATTTCCCCACCTGTCGCAGCACTAATGGAGATCCGTTTCGGCTACCGCAAGGAATGGCTACTAAATGGCGAACTTCCAAAGAAAGTGGATCAAATTTCCAAAAAGGCTGTCAGTGAGGATGTCGAGTTTGCCAGGAAAATATTAAAAGATCCGGAATTGAAAGAAATACTTCATGCAATCTTAGATTTAAAAAAAGCAGAACGAGATAGGTTATTTTCTGTTATTCGGGGGTTTTTGGGTATTTGATCAAAACATTGTATGTTCTTCACCATCCAACTCCCCTAGCCTATTTGAAAATTTATCTAAGAGGGTATCTAGCGATTCCTCAGAATAAAGAATGGCATCGGCAAACTGCAAAAGCTCCTCTTTCACTATCTCCTTTCTTAGTTTTTTACTTAACTCCACATATGTATAGTAACTCGTCAGTGGGACAGAAATCACCTAAAACAATTTTATTTTAAAAAAATGTTCCAATTTGTCCTACTTAAGTGACATAATCATTTTTTATTTCTTTTGATTATTTCGTGAACTAATAGAGATTTTTCTGTCGATTCTGCAATAAATCTGTTTTGGTTGGTATCGAAGAGTTTATATTTTTCGATGTCTCCATCGGAGAATTTTTTTATAAGGTAGGGTTCGAGAATATCATTCACGAAGAATGGACGAATCCGTTTGGAACCAATATTTACAAATACTTTTTTGGATGAATTACGCTGAAATATCCGCTATATGATTTCGGATTAAATTTGGGAATCGGGGAATTTAAGAAATCAACTCCCTGATGGTTCGAACTTATTTTTCAATTTATCTTCAATAAAAGAATCAATGTTTTCTGTATTGTTAGGGAGTGATTCACTTTGGGCTTCCGTTTCTCTTTTCTTAACTTTCTTATAAACCTCGAGGTTTTTGATTAGTTCTTTAATTTTTTGATGTTGAGAAGGCATGGCATCATGCTCATCTTCAAAATAAGGTTTTACCAAACCCAAAAAATCTGGGAGTTCTTTTCGGATTTCTGCAATGTTTTGTGTGTCTTCATCAATATACCCAGATGCTTTATTCTTGTCGAAATTTTCTAAATTTCTGGAAATAGAAACATCACTTGCATTGTAACACTTATACTCTTTTAAGCCTTGAGAAGAAATTTGATTCTTATCTAATTTTACCCAAAAAATTGGGTAAGGTATGTTATTCCAAACTCCTTTAAGATTTTCCCAACCAACAAATCTTACTGTTAACTTCTCATCGACTGTTGACTCTGCTAATAGTTGTGCTAAGTCCATTGAAACTGCCATAAGTCCAGGCCAGCAGAATTTTCCTAAACGAAAACCTATATCAATATCAGGTCCAATAAAATCTAAATGCGGGTAGTTATATTCAGTAAATTCATCCGAGTCCCCCTTCTTCACATAAGTTTTTGGGAATGGAAATTGAATTTCTCTATTTCTAATTGGGAAACCCGCTGTCCACGCACTAGCTTTTAATCTATAGTAATTTGCCTGACTAAGTTTCTCGTCCAAAAAGTATACTGCTGCCAAAAACGATAAGCAAATATTATGTACTTCAGTTCGATTCTTAACTTCAAATACATAAACTAACTCATCACCTATTGATTTCCAAAGAAATTTTTCTGAATCGGAATCGCTTAGGTGTTCGTTGTAATTTTTTGATAAGAAAGCAATAAATTGCGTATTGAAATCTTGGAATAAAGTAGATTGAGATTCAAGCCAATCGAGATATTTCCTTTCTTGAACAGTATTGGCAATTGATTCTAATATCAATTCCTCGATAAAACCTTCCTCCTCCTTCCCCGTTGGTAAATCAATTAAGCCACCTTTGAGCAAATTCCGAAAAATTTTACTTTTGCTGATGTAGTCATCATATAACGTAGAGTAGTTTATATTATTTTTTTGATTAGTTGATCCCTGTATATCTACCGAGAGAAACAACCGAAGCATTCTATTTTAATTTCCAATTTCTGTGCGCCTATAATTTAGCGCAGGAATTGAAACCCCAAAATGATTTGCAATTAAATACTTATTGTTTGAATATTCTGAAATTACTTCAAGCAGTTCATCTTTTGGCATAAGGAATGCACCTGCAAATCGATTTGCTTGTTTTTCAATTAAAGAATAACCATCTCGAGCAAAAACCAATGGTTTAGAGAATTCTACAGGCAGGTGAAGAAAATAATGTCCAAGTTCATGTGCAATAGTGAAATTATCTCTCAATGGTGAAGTAATTGGTGATAAGTATATTGTGAAACTTTTGTTTGGCTGAACGAATAAACTTCCGCCTTCAACTTCATATGGCTCTGGGTGATGTTCTACTTCAATTGAACCGCCCATAAATTGGACGATATCTTCAAAAAAATCTCTTACACCAGAACCAGTCGGAACCAATTCAAAACGTTCTTTAAATTTCTCCCTAACCTGTTTTGCAATTTGGTCTATATTCTCAAATGTTCCGCTGTATGCTTCGATTTTCATGGCTGAATTATATTATGATTCTCGGACTTTTTAGACTACTAAGGAATAAATAATAATTCTCAAATTATGGGACATAATTTACC